GGTTCGACAACCTCGCCGACGACATCGATGACGACGAACTGAGCAGCATCACCGAAGACCTGCTGCGAGGCGTTCAGGACGATCTGGAGAGCCGCAACGAGTGGATCGACGACAGGGCGCAGGGCATTAAGCTGCTGGGCCTCAAGATCGAGCTTCCCGGCGTGCAGGGCGCGTCCGACGGCGCACCGGTCGAAGGCATGTCCAAGGTCCGGCACCCGCTGCTGCAGGAAGCTGTGCTGCGCTTCCAAGCTAACGCCCGGTCCGAGCTTCTGCCGACCGATGGCCCGGTCAAAATCAGGGATGACGCCAACGGCACGACGCTGGAGCGTGACCAGCTGGCCGATGCCCTTGAGAAGGACATGAACCATTACCTCACCTCGACGGCGCGCGAGTACTACCCGGACACAGACCGCATGCTGCTGTTGCTGGGGTTCGGTGGCACCGCGTTCAAGAAGATTTACTTCTGCCCGCTGCGCAACCGGCCCGCGTCCGACAGCGTCGATGCCGATGATCTGATCGTGAACAACAAGGCCACAGACCTGTCCAGCGCTCTGCGCGTCACGCACCGGGTTACCCTGAAGCCGTCGACCGTGAAGCGCCTGCAGATACTGGGCGTATATCGCGACGTGGAGCTTTCCACGCCCAAGGAGGTCACCGTCGACGCCGCACAGGAAGCCAAGGCGTCGCAGCAGGGCATCTCGGTCACCGTTTCGAACCCGGATGACCGTGACCGCGAAATCTACGAGGTCTATTGCGAACTGGACATCAAGGGCTACGAGCACAAGCACAAGGGCAAGCCGTCCGGTCTGGAAATCCCGTACCGAGTGACCATCGACATCTCGTCGCGCGAAATCCTGAGCATCGTACGGAACTACGATGAAGATACCTCATCCCTGCCGGAAGCGCGCACGACGTTCGTCAAGTACACATTCGTTCCGGGTCTGGGCTTCTACGACATCGGCCTGCTGCACATCCTTGGCAACACGACCAACGCCGTGACCGCCGCATGGCGCGAACTGCTCGACGCTGGCATGTTCGCCAACTTCCCCGGCTTCCTGATGTCGGACAGCGGAGCGCGCCAGAACACCAACGTGTTCCGCGTACCGCCGGGTGGTGCCGCACTGGTAAAGACTGGCGGACAGAGGATCGGCGACGCCATCATGCCGCTGCCGTACAAGGAACCGTCTGGCGCACTGATGGCGCTGTGCGAGAACATCGCTACGACGGGCATGCGTGTCGGTGGGACGTCTGAGCTTCAGGTCGGCGAGGGCCGGTCCGACGCCCCGGTTGGCACGACGCTGGCGATGATCGAGCAGGCCATGAAGGTGCTGAACGCGGTCCACAAGCGCATGCACTCCGCGCAGGCCGAAGAGTTCACGCTGCTGGTGAAGTGCTTCCGCGAACACCCCGAGAGCTTCTGGCAGCGCAACCGCAAGCCCAGCGTCCAGTGGGACGAGCAGAAGCTGATGCAGGCCCTGACAGACGTGGAACTGGTGCCTCAGGCCGACCCCAACACGTCCAGCCACGCCCAGCGCGTCATGAAGATCATGGCCCTGAAGCAGCTGCAGGCCGCAAGCCCGGCCCTGTACGACGAGGTCGCCGTGGACAAGGCCGCCCTGAAGGCCATCGGCTGGTCAAACCCCGAGCAGTTCCTGAAGCCCGAGAGCGCCCGCAACCAGATGCCGCCGGAAATGATGAAGGGCATCGAGGAGATCAAGATTGCCAAGCAGGAAGCTGACGCCAAGACCATGACGGCGCAGGCAGCCATGGCGAGGGCGCAGCAACCCGCCGCACCGCAGGGTCTGGCTGGACCGGCTGGCCCGCACCCGATGGAGCTTCAGGCCAAGCTGATGGGTGAGCAGAACAAGGCCAAGCAGATGGAAATCTCTGCCCGGCGCGACCAGATGAACGACGAGAACCGCGATCTGGACCGTGAGAAAGACCTGCAGTCCAAGCAGATGGACATGGATCGGGATCGGATGAACGATGCCGTTCGGATGCAGCATGAGCGCGACATGCAGCAGCAGGATCACAAGACCGACATTCTGAAGCTGGCGATGCAGGTTCAGGCCAAAGGGAAGCGTGACAAATGACTGATGACAAGGCGATCCGGGCTGCCCTCCTGACCGCTAAGGGGTCGCAGAAAAAGCTTCTGCATCAGGATGGTCCGTTGTCTATCTATAAACAGTACAACGATACCTACATTGCCGAGCATGAAGGTCAAAAAGTCGGTGAAATGAACCTTTCCTCCCGTGCGCCATACGCTACAAGCGTGGAGGTTCATCCACAATTTAGGCGAATGGGTATCGCCTCAAAGCTATACGATGCTGCGGAACGGGATATTGGTCGTAAGATGATGCCCAGCCCTCTTGGGCTTTCTTCTGATGCCACGCAAATGTGGAAGAAGCGTCTGAATGATTATGATGATCCGACGCAAAAAGCCGATATTGTTCGTGAGGCCATAAACGTTGGTCGCTCAGCTGGCGTTGGAAAAAGTTCTGCTGAGAGAATGATGCCGTTTGGGTACGACCCGGAAACCGAAAAGGTCAAGGGTTACTCAATGGGCGGCATTCTTGAAAAGAACCGGGCCAAGCAGGCGCAAGAACGCGCCCCCGGCCAGATCGCCCCGTCGAAGTACATGCCGAACGTGCCCAGAGCGGTGCATGCCGCCGGTGGCTACGTCCCAGCACCCATGATGATGGGAGCACCCCGGCTGGCTGTCGCCAAAGCGCCAAGGCAAGCGCCGCAGCAGGAGGCTGACGTCCTCGCATCCCTGTCCAGCCTGTCCGACACGGCCAAGTCGATCTCTGGTGAGGACGCGCCCCCCGCCACAGCCCCGGAGCCGCACGCTGCGCGGGCTGAGCCGCATGGGTATGGTGAGGGCATCAGCGCCGCAGCGGCCAAGGCCATGGCCGCCCTGCAGGGCGCTTGGACCGGTCAGGACTTCGGCATCGTCAGTGGATACCGAGACCCCAAGCAGAACGCTGCGGCCAATGGCGTGAAGGACAGCCAGCACCTCCATGGCAACGCCTTCGACTTCAACACCACTGGGTGGCCAGAGGAAGAGAAACTGCTGCTGGCAGATGCGGCGTGGGATGCGGGCTTCCGTGGTGTCGGCTTCTACGACAACAACATGCACTTCGACGTCGGCGATCCGCGCGGCTGGGGTCCGTCCTTCAGCCGGGACAGCATCCCCGACTGGGCGCAGGGCTGGACCCAGAACCGCTATGGATATGCTGGTGGGGGCGGGATCGGTGGCAAGGATGCCTTCCAGCAGGGCAACCACCCTCTGGTGCCCGACGTCCTGTACCATGGCAACGCGCCAAAGGTCGTGGAGAACAGCACCTACCACGGCGACGGGAAGTGGACGGCAGAGGTCGACCAAGAGGCCACCGACAAGAACATCGCCTCGCAGGACTTCCGCGCTTTCAAGCCTTCCGCGTTCGGCAACTACGGGCCGGGCATCTACCTGTCTGACAGCCCGAAGATCGCCAGTGACTTTGCTCAGGGCATCCGAGCCGACCAGACCGAAGCCAAGCCGCATGGTCAGGTGCTGAAGCTGAACGTCAGCATGAAGCAGCCGTTCCACGACGATGTCCTGAAGCACCCCGAGTGGGCGGCGTACATCAAGGAGGCCCTCACGAAGCACCGTCTGTCGGATAGCGACGAGTTGGCCGCCCGTGACGCTTTCCTCGCGTCTTTGGATAGCGGAAAAGCGACTGTACGAGACATGTTCGTACACGAAGGTAAGTACGGAACGATGGTCAACCAGTTTGGTCAGAACGACGTGCTGGACACCATCCGCAACTCCGGGTTCGATGGCATCATCGCCCACCGCCCTGATGGGTCGAAAGAGTACGTCGCCTTCCATCCCCACCAGATCAAGAGCGCCATCGGCAACCAAGGCACGTTCGACCCGACTGACCCCGACATCACCAAGGCTGATGGTGGAGAGATCGCCGATCTGGGTCAGGCCCGTGAACAGAAGAAGGTGCAGGCGTTCCACACCGGCCTGATGGGGGACATGAAGACCAGCGTGAACAGCATGATGGAAGCGCACCAGAAGGCGCTCGATGCTGGCGTGTTCGACGGATACGAGGTGGGTGACGTCCTGCAGGGCAGCGCGCACCCGATGCGGATCACCGGCAGGTTCATGCGCAAGTGGAAACCCAGTTCCATGACGCTGCAGAGCTTCGACCGGATGGGCGCGAAGCCCACCATCATCGAGCATGAAGACACCCAGTACATTCCGATGCTGCGCTACCAAACGGGCATGGAGGGGCAAGACGGCTTCCAAGAGGGCGATGCCTACCTAGATGGCGTCAAGGCTGCGGGCTACCAGAAGATGGGCGGCCTGCGCGCTGTCCGGGCACTCGGTGGCCGCACTGTCACCGACCACGGGCTGTACTCCAGAGCCGCAGAGATCATCCGGGGGCTGCCGCAGGAGAAAGGCACGGTCGACCAGTACATCGCCGCTGCGAAGAAGCTTGGGGCAAAGCCATCAGAGCTTGAGCACGCCGGTCGCCCTGAGGGTGACAAGATCAGCCGCGAGGACATGGCCAAGCACTTCGACCGGAACCTGCCGAAGATGGAGGTTCACCAGTACGGCGAGAACCCCAGCTACCTTTCCAAGGAGCAGGAGAAGCGCCTGTATGAGATGTGGAACAAGCCCAAGAGCGAGGCAGAGCAGGCAGAGTACGACCTTCTCATGCGCCGCACCAAAGGGCCTCAGGTCAAGTACGAGAGCAACGAATACAACGAGGACAACGAGCCACGGCCAACCGAGTATCAGGACTACAACCTTCCGGGTGGTTCCAACTATCGGGAGCGCCTGCTGACGCTTCCGGAGACCGGCGGGGGAAATGATTATCGATCCAGCCATTGGAGCGACAACGACAACGTTCTAGCCCACATCCGTATGAGCGACCGCACGATGGGCGGCGACCGGGAAAGCATGCGTCCTGCTGTGCAGAAGCTTGCTGACCACATGGGTGTTGGCGTCCGCGATTTGGCCGCTGGCTCTGCCGAACTTGGCGTCAACAAGGGCGTGATCTCGCCTGAGGAAGCTGCTTCCATCTCCCGCCTGATGCGGTGGAGCGCAAGCCCGTATTACAACAAGCCGGGCCTCGACAAGCGCGTCCTTCACATAGAAGAGATGCAGTCCGACTGGGGGCAGCAGGGCAGGGATAAGGGTTTCTATGACCCAAAGAACCCGTACGAAATCTTCAACACAAAGACCGGCGAGACCGTTTCAAAGCATCCCAGCCAAGACGCGATGTGGGACGCCTATCGTAGCATTCCGGAAGATCAGGCAGCTGGTCTGGATTACGGACACGCGCGCCATACCAGCGAGAAGAAGCCCGCAGCCCCTTACGTCCAGAACACCCAGCACTGGACCGATCTGGCGCTGAAGAACATCATGCATGAAGCCGCCATGGGGAACTACGATCACGTCGTCTTCACCCCCGGACAGGCGCAGGCGGATCGGTATGGACTGGAGAAAAAGCTTTCCCGCATCGAGTTGCGCAGACCTAGTCCCGACAAGATCGAAGGCTCTAGGCTTCTGATGTACGGCCTCAACGGAAATCAAATGGGCGATGCCGTGCAGGTCAAAGATGAGGATCACCTTCGTTCCCTCATCGGTTCCGACGTGTCTGGCAGATTGATGCAAGCGCCCGGCGTCCCCGGTTACAACGTTAGTTATGGCAATCACGTCGCCCACACCGTTCAAGGCGACGACCTCAAAATGGGCGGCGAGGGCATGAAGGGATATTACGACAATATCCTGCCAAAAAGCGTCATGCGTCTGGCCCAGCAGCACGACCCGGACATCAAGCCGGGCAGTATGGAACTGCCAGAGGGCCACACCGGGTTCTCGATCCCGATGACGGACAAGCTGAGGCAGGGCATCCTTGCCGGTCAACCCGCTCTTAAGCGTGGCGGGGCTGTAGAAAAAGCAGATGGAGGGCCGACAAATGGTCAACAAGATACCACAAGAACACCTCAAGCACGCCCCCAAGCGGGAGAACTTCCAGTCTCAGGAGGAGTACGAGGAAGCGGTGGCGTTCTTCCGGCACAGGGTGAAACACCTCTCGAGGGTCTCCCCCAAAACATCCGCATCCCGCTAACCGGCGGATCGCTGCAGGCTGGGCCGGACCCGCGCATCCGTGAGATCGCCCGCCAGTACATGGCGACCTCTGGTCTGCCATACAATCCACCAGCCAAGTACGCCAAGGTCGACCCCGGTCGCGCCAAGCGCATCGCTGCGGCCTATGATGCCATGACGGATAATCCGGACGACCCCCTGACGAAGGCTTCGTACGCCGCTCTGGCGAAGGAGACCATGGCCCAATATCAGGCAGCCAAGGCCGCCGGGTTCAAGGCTGAGTTCTGGCATCCCAGCAAGCAGGAAGACCCCTATCTGGCCTCGCCTCGCCTTGCTGTGGAGGACGTCAGGAACAACCACCACATGTGGGTCTATCCGACCTATGCCGGATATGGCAGCGGCGAGATCACGGACGAAGACGTGCAGAAAAACCCGATGCTGCAGGGCACTGGCGAACACTGGAATGGCATTCCCGTGACGGTGAACGACGTCTTCCGGGCGATCCATGACTACTACGGCCACGCCAAAGAGGGTGTTGGCTTCCGCGCGGACGGCGAAGAGAACGCATGGCGTGCCCATGCCTCGATGTTCTCGCCTCTCGCCCGCATGGCAATGACAAGCGAGACCCGTGGGCAGAACAGCTGGCTGAATTATGGCCCGCATGGCGAGGCAAACCGGGGTGCCCGCACTGAGGACACCGTGTTCGCGCCCCAGAAGGTTGGCATCATGCCGGACTGGGTCCATCACGAAGGCGCTGAGGACTTCATCCGTCCAGAAGACGTCGCCGAGATGAAGCGGGTCCGCGCAAAACACAGCTTCGATTTCGAGAAAGCTCTCGGCATCACGCGTGGCTTCACGAAAGATGGCAAGACTGCTACCATGAAGCTGAAGCTAAAGGAGTGATGGCATGTCGGACACCGTGAAGCGCGCCATGGATTTGGTTTCTCAGTACCAAGACCCTCCAAGCGAAAAAATGAAGGGTTTTGACTGGCGTCCCCTGAAAGATGTCCATGAAGACCTTGGAGGTTTGCCCGAAATACCTGATTATATTCACAATTATGGCGATTTCATGCACGAAATGGCTGCAAAAGCGGCCACGAAGGGCCTGACCAACCGCGATTTGCTGAAGGCCTACGCCATTACGCGCTCCAGCATCAACCGTGGTGCAATTTCAAACAAAATCGTCAGAAATCTTGGGCTTCATGTCCCCGACAGCCCTGACGGCAAGGTTCGACCTGAAGGCGCGATGGGTGAGTGGCTAAAAACACAGATGGGTCAGCGCTATCTGGACGCTGCAGAGGATGGTCGGGTCGATCAGGAGGCTGTTGACCACGCCAAACACGTCATGTCTTCGTTTGGAAACTCCAATAACACCGAAGGTCAGGCCCTACCGTGGGCTGTTCAGAACCTTTCCGGAAAACATGAGCTTGTTTCCGGCCTTGTCCGCAACGGCCTGTCATCGAATAGCCCCGTCAAGGAGTGGCGAGACTTCGCAACCAAGCTTCACGGCATCAAATATGCAAAATCTGGCTTCATTGGATCGCTTCTTGGCCGTGGAGACCAGCCGACGTGGGATGCCCGCCAGATCACACTGAACACCGGCGTCCCTGCAGATGAAGAGGCAAAGCGCATTCGCACGAATGCTATTTCCCGTGCAGGAGGTGACGCCGTTGACCGCCTTGCCGCCCGGCAGGCAGCAATGAACCCCAAGCTTGACCCCGGCATGGAGCCATTCCGGCAGCATTTGACCCATCACGCCGTCTGGGACAAGACGGAAGGCACCGTCACGCCCCACGATGACCTCATGGACGCCATGCGCAACGCCAAAGATGGTGGTCGGATAGGCTACAACAACGGCGGGAAGACCTTCGGGGTCGGAAAATTCGGCGATCACATCATCGCCCACGCCATCAAGGCACTTGGCATCCCCGGACACGGTCTCGGTGACGTAAACCCGGAGTTCATCCGGGCGCTTCAGCAGGTTTCCACGCCGTTCAGCGACGATCCTGAGGTGGTCAAGAAGGCTCTTGCGATCTCGCAGGGCCTTGTGCCGTCCATGAGTAAGAAAAAAGGCGAAAGCACATCGTACTATAACTACGGCCAGCCCATGGCACCCGATGAAGTGAAGGCCACGGTCGGCGATATCCCCGGCGTCAAGCCGCTGCAGCAAAAGCAAATGTCTTGGGAGGACTTCCACAAGGAAGCTCAGGGCGGCACCATGATCAACGTCGGCGGCGACCGTTCGAACCTTGGCCGCCTGACCCACATCAACGGCAAGAAACTGAACTGGGCTGTCGATCTTCAGGCTGGCCCAAAGTACATGCTTGAGCCGAACCCCGGCGCGGTCTGGGCGAACAGCGCTGGCCACACATCGTCGTTCAACCGCATCATCCGTGAAGCCTCTAAAAAAGGTCCGGTTTACGGAATGTACACCCCGATGGGGCCTGAGAGTGCCGACCAAGCCCACCACATGTTTGATGCCTTGATGGCGCAGGTTGACACTGGCGCGATCAGCAAGGCGGACGCCAAGGACTTCGACGACATGTTGAAGGCTGGCATGCACGCCAAAAAGGCAGAAGAACGCCCAAAGTTTGCGGAAGCAATGAAGGGCTGGCCGGGCATCCTGAACCCAAAAGAAGCATCTGAGTTTGCCAAGACGCTCCCCGGCATTCACCGAAAGGCTGTCGTCCAGAAGATGGACTTGGCCAACATGGAGAAAAAGGGCTTCCCGAATGTCGGCATGACCCGCGCCGCCATCACTGATCCTGACCTTCTGAAGACCCCCGGAAACATGATGGGGCACCGTGTGGTTCAGTTCGATCCTGATCAGGGTCCAGCTGAAGAGAAAGCCTTCAAGCATCTGACATATCAAGAAGCGTCCCCCGGCAAGTATGTCGGCGACGTACCTCTGGTGCAGCGCCAGTATGCAATGCCTGATGTCACAGAGCAGATGACGGCCCGTACAGACTGGAAGAAACCGGGACTGATCGTTCACCCATACTCCGACCAGCCATCTGGACGATCCACGGTACGCAAGATGTTCGAAGAGCAGAAGCAGACCCAGCCGATCAACCAGCGCATGCTGGATAGCGTCATGACCGGTACAGAGCGCCAGAAAGACTACGGCCTCAGGGCTGGCGGCAAGGTCAAAAAGGGCAAGAACATTGATCGTGCGCTTTCGCTGACTTCGATGTATGCTAAGCGCCACGACCGGGACGCCGGATAACCTCAGGGGATGCAACCATGGATGCCAAAAGCCTTCGTGAGGCGATGAAAAGCAAGGCTCGTCGCCTCGCTGGAGCCTCTTCAACTAAACTGGACAGTTCAACTTTCACGCCAGCTGAGCCGCTGAACGCTGATGTGAAGACGGGCATGCGTCCGATTTCGCGCCGCGCGTTCAAGTCTGGTGGCAAGGTCGACGGTGAAGAGGCCAAGAGCAATGCCAGCCGCACGCCGCGTGGCAACATTGGACTGGCGAACACCAACCAGCGGATCGCCAACGAAGAGCGCGACGGCAAGAAGCACGTCGGTGGCTTCAAGAAGGGCGGTCGTACGGCCAAGTACATCGGTGGCTCTGCCGCTGATCAGGTCTCCGTCGAACCCCCGACCGAAGCGCCGGTGTCCAAGTACATCGCCAAGCGCAAGGACGGCGGTCGCACTGCGAAGATGGATGGTGGCACGATGCGCCCCATGCCGCGCCCTGAAGCCCCCGCGAAGATGGGATATGCGCCTGAGAAAAGCATTCGTCCCAAGGCCCGCTACATGGACCCTGAGGAGATGAAAAATCAGGACATCTTCGACCGCATGGTTACGTCCGGCGATGGCCACAAGAAGGGCGGCAAGGTCGAAGGTGACGCCGGTGACCGGCAGCCCAAGAAAAAGGGCGGCGCTTTGGAGGCGTTGTCACCTTTGGCGATGATAATGGGCAAGAAAAAAGGCGGCAAGGTCGAGGGTTCCGCCAAGGACATGGCCGAAGACAAAGCTATGGCCAAGAAGCACGGCATGTCGATGAAGGACTGGGAAAAGTCCGACGCCGACAAAAAGCACGACAAGGCCTGTGGTGGTGGTGTCGCCGGTCGCATGGCGCGCAAGTCTGGTGGCAAGGTTGGCAAGACCAACATCAACATCATCATCTCGCCCTCCCACAGCGTCAAGCCGGGTGCCCCCACGGGCATGGAGGCTGGTATCCCCAAGCCCCCGATGCCGATGCCCGGCCCCGCCATGCCCCCCGCTGGTGGACCTCCGATGCCGATGCACGCCCAGCTGCCGCCCGGTCTGGGCGCGGCTCTGGCTGGCGCTGCTGGTGGCATGCCTCCCGGCGGCCCCGGCGGTATGCCCGGCGGTATGCCTCCCCGTCCCCCGATGCCCGGACCAATGATGGCCCGCAAGTCTGGTGGCAAGGTCGTGTACCCCATCACCGGCGGCTCCGGTGGCGGCAAGGCGCGCAAGGAAAAGGTTGACGCTTATGGCGAAACGATGAACAAAGACCTGAGGAAATAGGCGCAGTTCTCCTCCCTCTGCGTTTATGAATGGGACGTCCAGACCTGAAATCTGGGCGTCCCAAGAAAAACATGATGATTAGGCTTAGAAAATGATCAACCCCGTCAGCACCGCTTTTGAGCGTGAGCTTAAAAAAATGATCCAAGCTAGGATCGAAGACCTCTCCGTAAATGTCTGCCTTGGCCTCAATGTTCCCTCTTTGGAAGCATATCGTGAAGCTGTTGGCAGGATTTCAGAACTGAAGGAAGTTCTGTCCATGTGCGACGAGGCAGCAACCGTCATCAACAAAACGAGATAGGATTATTCATGCCCCACATGCTTATGTCGCACGACACCGACCCAAAAGACGCCATCCTCACCGCGATTGGCGATCTGTCTGAGGTCGAGTTGTTCCACAATCAAATCCTTCTCGCGATCTACATCCGCCCGGAAAAGACCAAATCCGGCCTGATCCTGACCGACAGCCACCGCGACGAGGACCGCTACCAGTCCAAGGTCGGCCTTCTGGTCAAGAAAGGCCCGCTGGCGTTCGAACAGGACGGCAACTGGTTCAGCGGCATGACCTTCGGCGACCATGACTGGCTGGTCTTCCGTCCGTCTGATGGCTGGTCGATCACCGTGAACGGCGTGCTCTGCCGCATCTTCGACGACGTCAACATCAAGGGTCGGGTGCCCCACCCGGACGCAGTTTGGTAAGGAACTGACATGGATAACGAAGAAGAAGACGTCATCATCAACGTTGAAGCTGAGGAAGAGCCAGAGCAGGTAGCGATCCCCCCTGAGGATGGTATTGCCGAGCTTCGTCGACAGCTGGAGGCTGAGCGCGCCGCCCGCCAGAATGCTGAGCGAGCTGCGTACGATGCAAGGCGTGATGCTCACCACGCCCGCAACAGCGAAGACGAGACGAACGTCCAGCTGGTCAGCAACGCCATCGACACCCTGCGCCGGGATGATGAAATTCTGAAGCAGAACTACCAGTATGCCATGTCGCAGGGGAACTTCTCTGCGGCGGCTGACATCCAGCAGGAAATGTCCGGCAACGCTGCCAAGCTCCTCCAGCTGAGCAATGGCCTTGAGGCCATGAAGTCCCGCCCTAAGCAGCCTGAGCCTGTCCAAACGTCTTCTGACCCGGTGGAAGCCTTCGCCGCACAGCTTTCTTCCAAATCCGCAGACTGGGTCCGCAGGCACCCTGAGTACGTCAAGGACGCCAAGCTGAACCGCAAGATGATTGCGGCCCATGAGCTTGCCATGGCGGACGGCATCCGGGTCGACAGTGAGGACTATTTCACTGCCATCGAAGAGACGCTGAAGATCAAGCCCTCAGCGCCACAGACCGAAACGTCGGACGAATACGCCGCCAAGGTCACCCAGCGTCGCGACGCAGCGCCTGCGGCTGCACCGGTCTCTCGGGGCGGGTCTACGCGCACGAACGTGGTCAGGCTGTCAGCAGCTGAGCGCGAGATGGCGGACATGATGGGCATGAAGCCTGAGGATTACGCCAAGAACAAAATGGCGCTGCAAAAAGAAGGGAAGCTGAACTGATGTCTGAGATCGAATTCACCCCCGTAACAAAGGCGGTTCGCCCCTCAATGCGCCCAACTGATCCCATCACCATCAAGATAGAGGAAGACCCGGTGGAGCGCGCTGCGCGGCGTGCCGCAGAGCTTCGTGGCCATGCCGATGTGGATGAAGGCAACGACGAGTACTTCGTCGAACCCGGCGTCATCCCTACCGGGTGGTCGTACGAATGGAAGATGAAGACCGTTCTGGGCGCTGAAGACCCGGCCCACCAAGTCGCTCTCGCCCGTAAGGGCTGGGAGTACGTCCCGGTGTCCCGTCACCCCGAGATGATGCCGATTGGCTACAAGGGCACCGAGATCACCCGCAAGGGCATGGTGCTGATGGAGCGCCCGCTGGAGATCACCGAAGAGGTGCGTGCGGCAGAGCTTCGCCGGGCACGCCTGCAGGTCCGGGCCAAGGAAGAGCAGCTGACGGCATCGCCTCAGGGCCAGTTCGAACGCACCAACAAGGGCAATGATCTGGTCAAGGTGAAGAAGGGCTACGAGGCCATCTCGATCCCTGACGAATGATCCGGATAGTCCGCATCTACAATTACATCGAGCGCTTGCGCCGGGCGATCCGGCGTGAGGGCACTCCAGCGATCCAAGAGGCATGGGACAAGCTGGAGCCGCACGTTTCAATCTTTCTGACTGGGGATGGATCAGATGGAACTTCAAGAAAGGATGGCCCTGACGACAAAGGGTCAGGTTACTTGGGCTGACCCGTCCAAGGGCATGAAATGCACGGTCTGCACCCATCTGCAGGCTGCCCCACCCAGCGATCTGGGGGCAAACAAGATGCTGAAGAACCGGTGCGCTCTGGTGAAGCTTCACACGAAGAAGAAGGGCGCGCTGTTCAACGGAAAAACAGCCATTGCATGCTCGATGTTCTCGATGTAGAAAATACATGTACACTGCCTGCTCTAACTCAAAGGGTGCTTCGGCACCCTTTTTTTCGTACTCTTTACTAACAACCAGAACCGTGTAGTATGCATGCACTCTCCCCCCGGTGTGGGAGGTCATCCTCCCCGGTTCTACATTCGCCCCGGCGCGCGATGATGGACCTCCTGAAAAGGAGACATCCGAATGCCAAATACGTTTGCGCCCTTCGGTTTCGCCCAATACTCTGGTGCTGGCTCCGCTCCCACGTATGAGCAGACGCTTGCCGCCATCGTATCCACCAACACGACCCCCATCTTCCTGAATGACCCCGTCATGCAGGCAACCAACGCCACTGGCCTTGGCACCGGCTACATCGCTCAGGCGACCGGCCCTGTCACGCTGACGGTCTCCGCGACCGGTATCGCAACGACCGCTGTCGGTGTGATGACCATCACGTTCACCGCGATCTCGTCCGCCACCGCCAACATCCCGACCTTCGCATCGACCACTTGGGCACCCCCGGTTGGTTCGGTCATTGTCGTGACGAACGCAACTGGCGTCCCGAACGGCGCGTTCACCGTCACTTCGGCCACCGCCACGACCGCCGTGATCGCGAACTGCGGCTCGACCGCTGCCGTCACGTCTTCGGCTTCGACCCCGGTCGTCGTCGTGTACGTGCCTGTCGCCGGTGTGTTCGCTGGCTGCAAGTACCTGTCGGTCTCGCAGAAGCGCACCAACTGGTCGAACTACTGGCCCGGCTCGGATGCCAGCGGCGACGTGGAAGCCTACGTCATCACTGACCCGAACGCTCGTTTCGTCGTCCAGTCCGCCAACTCGGCCACCACTGCTTCCGTGATGGGACAGGCCCAAGTCGGCCAGAACATCGCGTTCAACTGGCAGGACAGCCTTGCCACCGGCGAGACCAACGGTCGGACCTCAACTGGCCTTTCGACCATGTTTGCTGACCAGTCCACCAGTTCGCAAGCTGGTACTGCAGCCAACGCGTTCCTGCCCTTCCGCATTGTGGCTCTGGCGAACTACCTGCCCGGCCAAGCCTCGCCCTTCTCTGGGGCCAACGGCTTTGATGCAGCGGCGGCGTACAACGAACTGGTCGTCGGCTTCAACAACGCTATGCCACGCAACTTTGCTGGCGTGTAAGGAGAACTGAAAAATGGCTGTCAATCTTTCTGCCATCAAAGACCTTCTCCTTCCGGGCCTCCGTGGAGTTGAAGGCAAGTACGAGATGATCCCGTCTCAGTACGACAAAATCTTCACGAAGCACAATTCGAAGATGGCTCTCGAGCGTACTGCCGAAATGCGCTTCCTTGGCTATGCTCAGCTGAAGACGGAAGGCGCACAGACCGCGTTCGACAACGGTGCCGGTGAGCGTTTCATCTACAACCAAGAGCACACCGAGATCGGCCTTGGCTACGCGATCACCCGCAAAGCCATCGACGACAACCTCTACAAGACCCAGTTTGCTCCGTCGAACCTTGGCCTGATCGAAAGCTTTCAGCAGACCAAGGAAATCTACGGCGCGAACATCCTGAACACCGCGACGACCTACAACGGCGCAATCGGTGGTGACGGCGTGGCGCTCTGCTCCACCGCTCACCCCATCGATGGTGGCACCGTTGCGAACCGCCCGACCACGGACGTTGAACTGAACGAGAGCACCCTGCTGAACGGCATGATCTCGATCCGTACCAACTTCCGCGATCAGGCCGGTCTGAAGGTGTTCGCACGTGGTCGCAAGCTGGTCGTCCCGCCCCAACTGGAGCCGGTCGCGATCCGCCTGACGAAGACCGAACTGCGCCCCGGCACTGCCGACAACGACGTCAACGCGATCATGTCGACCGCTGGCGGCCTGCCGGAAGGCTACATGGTCAACGACTTCCTGACCTCTGCCGGTGCTTGGTTCCTGCTGACGAACATCGACGGCCTCTCCTACATGGAGCGCGTCAAGTTTGAAACAGACATGCAAGTGGACTTTGTCACGGATAACCTGCTGGTTAAGGGCTACGAGCGGTACTCCTTCGGGTACTACAACTGGCGCTCGATCTTCGGATCGTTCCCGACCTGATCTGATCTTGGCGGGGGGCTTCGGCCCCCCTCCTCTCTCCTTGTCTGGGTGAACCGGACGTTCTGACCGCGCCCAGCGGACGTTGCACAGACAGAACGTTTTATTGTGCAAAGGAGCCTACCATGGGCAAGACTACTTTCACCGGCCCGATCCGGGCTGGAAACATCCTCGACACCTCCGGAACAACCGTCGGCAAGGACGTCAAGAACGTCGGTTCCGTCGTCATGGTGCAGCATGTACCGATCACTCAGGCAGGCTCTGCCACCGCTTTGGGTACGACCGTCGTTCTTCCGGCCAACAGCCACATCCTGAACATCCAGATGGTCGTCACTGCCATCTGGTCTGGCGCTGCAACGACTTTCAACATCGGAACGACGGCTACCGCCACCGAACTCGTCGCTCTTGGCGCGGGCGGCACCATCGGTGTGATCGGCTTGTTCCCCGGCACGGACGCTACCCGCACCGCAAACTGGGATGACACCGGCACCACTGACAAGCGTATTTTTGTTTTGTCTACCAACACCGGTACGGGCGTCGGTACGATCACCGTGCGGTACATCCAAGCGCACGATAGCGTGTGATCGCCATGGCAAAGGATATCCGGGTGGGTCCGAAAAAGCCCAGCATGTCGGTCAACACCAAGGTCTCCGTGGGTGAATGCGCCCCGACTGAGAACTGCAGCCCGCACAAGCCCAACGGCAGCCGGACGGTATCCGGCGGTCAGGGCGTGCATGGCATGCCTTTGATGTCGGCAGCTGCTGCTAAGTGCCACTGACTTTTGGCGTCAAATCGTATAGCGTGGTCCCCAAAGACCACGCTTGCAAAACATAGGAGCGCCACATGACTTGGCTTGTTGACCTCAATACCAACCAATCTCTGCCTCTTGGCGGGGTGGGTGGCTCGGGAGCCGGTGGCGCTGCCCTGATTGCTCCAGCGCCCATCGCCCAAGACCCCGTCGGTAAGATGCGCGTGTCTGAGCCGCAGTCCCTGATCGACACCGACTTCGAATACGGCCAGCAGCCGACGAAGTGGGAAAGCATCGGCATGGCAAACAACCGGCAGAGCCTTTACTACATCCCGCAGGCACCGTCCGCCGTGACCGCCGTGACTGGAAACGGTACGCGGACTGTTGTGGTCTCCATGAACCCGACCACCGGCTTCTCTATCGGCTCTCCGATCTTCGTCCAGAACGCCATCGATCCGAACGCCAACGGCTGGTATTATGTGCAGGCCGTCTCCACCAACGTCAGCGTTACCTACACCGCTGCGGGTATTGTGGCTGTCGGCAACCAGCTGAGCGCCGACCGGACCTACGTGTATCTGGGGTATCTGTACTCCCAGTGCGGCATCGCGCTGACCAGCACGAATGCCTATACTAACTCAGGAACCACGGTTAACGTCACGACTACTAGCGCCCATGGCCTGTCCGCTGGGTCGCTTATCTACGTGACTGGCGTCACGTCCACCCAGATGTTGAACCTTCTCGGCTGGATCAGCGGCACCACAATGAGCCTGAACGCTGTACCTCTGGCTGGGCTTAACCTTCGCGCGGGTTCAACTTACTCCGTGACTGGGGCTGGGGTTACAGCGGGAACCGTTATCACGGCTACCAACGTCTCTAGCTTCACCGGAAGCATCACAGGCACGACGCTCACCTACACCGCAGGCACCATCCCCGTCATCGGGATGCAGCTTGCGGGCGTTGGCGTAACGGCGGGTACGTACATCGTATCCGGCGCAAGCCCGACCTTTACTGTCAGTGCCTCGCAGACCGTGGGCTCCATTGCGATGACGGGCACCAACTACACGGTGAGCGCCTCGCAGACCGTAGGTACAATCGGTGCGCCCGTGGCATTGTCTTCGACGTCTACAAACGTCGTCGATACTCCGAACGGCGCTTGGGTTGTATCTTCGACGCCGACGGCAAATACGTTTGCCTTTTCTACTCTGACCGTCCCGTTTGGGACGCTTAGCAACGCTGCGGGGCAAACCAGCCTCTTCGCCCGGACGTCCGGATCGGTAGAGAGCCGTCCCTTCGACGGTGGTGTGGCCTTCACAGCTGGTTCTGCGCAGCCGAACTCGCAAATGATCCGGCAAACGCGCCGGTACTTCCGCTATCAGTCTGGTAAGGCAATCCAGTTCTCGACCGGTACGACCGTGTGCCCGGCCCTGTTTGTGAGCGACGTCACGGCATCCGGCTTCACGGCGACTGTGACCACCCGCTTCGCCCACAACGTGGCACCGGGTGCGATAATCCGTGTCTCTGGCGCGGATCAGGCGTCCTACAATGGCACGTTCGCTGTCGCCACGACGCCTACCCCCAACACGCTGACCTACACCATGTTCAGCGTTCCAGCTATCAGCCCGGCGCAGGGCTTCCCAATCCGGGTCAGCCCGACCAACTGGTATGGCTCTTCGAACCGGGTGGGCTTCTTTGACCAGCAGAACGGCCTGTTCTTCGAATATGACGGGCAGATGCTCTACGCCGTGTGGCGGAACAGCGTCCTGCAGCTTGAAGGCTCGATCACCGCGACGCTTGGCTCTGCCGCAATCACCGGTGTTGGGACAAAGTTCAGCCGCCAGCTGGCGGTCGGCGACTTCATCGTCATCCGTGGCCAGTCGTATCGCGTGCTTTCCATCGCTTCGGACACCTCCCTGATCATCTCTCCGGAGTATCGGGGGACGACGATTGCCAACGCGGTCATCTCCAAAACGACCGACGTCCGCGTGCCCCGCACCCGCTGGGATGACCCGCTGGATGGAACTGGCGTGTCTGGGTACAACCTCGATCTGACCCGCATGCAGATGCTTTACGTCGAGTACTCTTGGTATGGCGCAGGTTTTGCTCGGTTTGGTCTCCGTACGACGAACGGAAACATCGCCTACGTCCACCAGTTCACGAACAACAACATCCAGTACGAAGCGTACATGCGCAGCGGGAACCTTCCTGCGCACTACGAGAGCAACGGCATCAGCGCCTACACCCAGCTTACGGCCACGCTTGGCACGGGTGGCGCTGGAACCGTGATCAGCGTCGCCAGCACGGAAGGCTTCGCGCCGGTGGGTGTCCTGCGGATTTCGAACCCCGGCGCTACCGGGACCATCGAGCAGATTTCCTACTCCAGCAAGACGGCGACCACCTTCACCGTCGCTGCGCGTGCTCAGGTTGGTGGAAACGTGGCTGCCCAGACGTTCACCTACTCCGCGACGGCACCGACCTTGGTCGAGTTCTCCTCGCCCGACACGCTGGCATCCCTGTCGCACTGGGGTTCCTCCACGATCATGGATGGCCGGTACGACGACGATAAGTCTCTGGTGTTCAACTACGGGATGACCACGCCGATCACGACCACTGCCGTAACGCCGCGCGTCATTTTGGCGATCCGGGTGGCACCGTCCGTGGACAACAACACCATCGGCATCCTTGGTGCCCGTGAGGTCATCAACCGGATGCAGCTGGCGCTGAACTCTATCGGCTTCTACACTACCGGCACCGGATACCTGATCAACCTTGTGCTGAACGGCTTCTCAGGCGGCGCGTTCTCTGGTGGGTTCGTGGCACCGGTCCAGCAGGCTGGCGGTATCACCTCGTCCCTCGCTCAGGTCGCCCTGAACGTCAACGCTGTCACCGTCACCGGCGGCGAGAGCGTGTACGCCGGTTACACCAACCCGACTGGCGTCACCACGTTCGACCTTGCTCCAGTGCGCGATCTGGGCAACTCGATCCTTGGTGGGGGCGCGAACAACACCGTTCCGACCACCCAGTCCGGCTTCTACCCGGACGGCCCGGACATCCTCTACGTGGTGGCCATCCCGCTCTCGGCGACATCCTCCACGATCCTCGCCCGACTGAACTGGAAAGAAGCACAAGCCTAAGAGAAGCGCCCCTTCGGGGGCGTTTCCACTACCGGAGGGAAGAGAATGGCCAAGACACCCGCGTGGACCCGCAAGGAGGGGCAGGATGCAACAGGCGGCCTGAACGCCAAGGGCAGGGCATCTGCCAAGGCTCAGGGCATGAACCTGAAGCCGCCCGCACCCAATCCCAAGACGGAGAAGGACGCTGGCCGCAAGAAGTCGTTCTGTGCTAGAATGTCTGGGATGCCGGGGCCGATGAAGGACGAAAAGGGCAAGCCTACCCGCAAGGCTCTGTCTCTCCGAAAGTGGGATTGCTGATCCATGACAACCAGTGGCACCTACGACTTCAACCCAAGTCTGGGCGAGATCACGATCTACGCCTACATGAACATCGGCCTTCGCCCGACTTCCCTTGTGCAGGAACACATGGAAAGCGCCCGGATGGCCACGAACATGATGCTGTCCCGCTGGGCAAACCAAGGCGTGAACCTCTGGGCGGTCGATCTGATCACCACACCGCTGGTGCAGGGTCAGGCCGTGTACAACGTCGATCCCACCACCGTGATGATCCTCGATGCCTACATCCGCACCGACGGCGTCGACCGGCCCATCATGCCCGTCAGCCGCACGGAATATGCATCGTACTCTACAAAAAGCATTCAGGGCTTCCCGACTGTGTTCTGGTTCGACCGGCTGACCGCTCCGACCGTCACGCTCTGGCCGGTGCCAGCTGAGACTGGTGCCCAGACCCTTCGGTACTATCGCGTTCGGCGCATTCAGGACGCCAATCTGACCAACGGGCAGAACGCTGAAATCCCGTACCTGTGGCTTGAGGCGTTCGCTGATGGCCTGACCTACCGGCTGGCGCGCATCTGGAACCCACAGATTGCTGTGGCGCTGAAAGGGCAAGCGGACGAGAGCTATGACATCGCGGCGTTCCAGAACGTCGAGAACGTCAACACCTTCATCTCCCCGATGATCGGCGGGTACTTCAGGAACTGACCATGGGCTACGCATCAAGGGCCGGTCGCGCACGTACATCAGCCAGCAACCCGCAGGCCCATGCGATCTGTGACCGCTGTGGCGGGCGGTTCAACCATGTCGATCTGGCGTTCCAGTACGACTGGGCTGGCGCTAACCTGATCCGGAAGAACCTGCTGGTCTGCAGGCCCTGCATGGACCGCCCCCAGTCTCAGCTTCGTGCGATTGTCCTGCCGGGTGATCCGCCGCCAATCATGAACCCACGGCCCGAAAACTTCGTTAACGCCTCGACCGACTTCCGGGTCACGTCTGGGCTGAACGCGGTCAACTTCAAGACTGGTATCCCCGTGCCGGGCGGCGACTTCCGGATCACCGAGAACGACAGCAACCGCGTCACCCAGCAGACTGGCTTTGCCAACGGCAGCTTGAACCAGCGCCCCGGCACCGATCCGAATGCGCCCGGTGACAGCAACCCCGGTTTGCCGTATGGTAACACAACCGTTCCAGAGACAGGGCCGATCTGATGGCAAATATCCAAATCCCGAACCTGCCCGCCGTCACCGCCCTGTCAGGGGAGGAACTTTTTGAGGGCGTTCAATCTGGTTCGTCGGTCAAGATCAGCTTGGCGCAGATCGCAGCCGCGTCTGCCATTGGAACGCCCCTGTCTTTCCCGTTCCCCATCGCAATTGGCGGCACTGGTGCGACCACGGCCTCCGATGCCCGCACGAACCTTGGCCTTGGCACCATCGCCATTCAGGATGCGGACGCTGTCGTCATCACTGGCGGCAGCATCAACGGTACGACCATCGGCGGCATCACCCCTGCAGCGGGAACGTTCACCACCGGCACGTTTGGCGCTGGCACAGCCGGAGCGCCGTCGATCACGTTTTCGGGTGATCTGGACACCGGCATCTGGTCTCCGGCGGTAAACCAAGTTTCGATCTCCACCACGGGGGTTCAACGTTTTCTGGTAAACGGCGCTGGAAACGCATTTCTTCTGGCGGCTTCAACGGAAAGCCGAAGCCTCGAAATTGGCACGGGTCGCACCGGAGACGGCACAAGCCTTATCGATTTCGTCGGAGATGCCACGTACACGGATTATGGTCTTCGAATTCTTCGCGATGCTGGCGCAACTGGAAGCTCTCAAATCATCACTCGCGGTGGTGCTCTTTTGCTCTCCACGACTGAAGCTGCTCCCATTGTTATGCAGACCAATGGCGCAGAGCGCGTGCGGATCAACACCACCGGCGACGTAGGTATTGGAACAAGTTCTCCGAGTGCGAGGCTGAACACCAGCCAAAGCGTATCAGCCGCACTGACTTCTTCCATCATCCTGAACGGTGCATATTCAGCTGGCAACCTGAGCCACGGTGTCGGTTTTTCCATCAATGGCAACGCAGTATCCTCTGGTATCTACACCACAGATGGCGGTGGCCTTGGTGCAAACCTTGTATTTACTACAGCAACCAGCAGCACTGCCCCCACTAACGTCGAGCGTATGCGGATAAGCTCCATTGGCGATGTGGGCATCGGAACGAATTCAGTAACTCCTGTTTATGGAAGAACCGTTCAAATTGGTGACGGTACAACAACTTCAAGCATCAGTCTTATCGGGACTGGTGCTGGCACTATTGGCGATGTGTTTCTGGCATCAACTGGAAGCGAAGCAAGCCTCATCGCGCGGGCGTCCACGCCGCTAATTATTGGTGCTGGCGGTTCAGAACGATTTCGTGTTGGCGATTTAGGCCAGTGGGGAATTGGCGGTGCAAACTACGGCACGACCGGTCAGACCATCGTATCTGGTGGCGCTGGCGCTGCACCGGCGTGGGGCACCCTTGGGCTGGCCGGGGGTGGCACTGGGGTCACCACGGCACCGGCTGCGGCGGCTGTCCTGTACGGGTACACCACCACCGCCACGGCGGCTGGCACGACCGTCCTGACCAACACCAGCAGCCAGTACCAGTTGTTCACTGGCGTGACGACGCAGACTATCACGCTGCCGGTGACCTCCACCCTGACGACCGGCTGGACCTTCCACATCGTCAACAACTCCACCGGCAACCTGACGGTGAACTCGTCCGGCGCAAACCTCGTCGCCACGGTCCCCGCCAGCATGACCCTGATGGTGACCTGTATCCTGACAAGCGGAACTACCGCTGCTTCTTGGGAGTGGGGCTTCACCGACTTTGGATCGATCACCGGCACGGGTTCTGTTGTTTTGGGAACTGGTCCCACGATTACCGGCGGCGCTCTGAACGGTACGGTTGGTGCCACCACCCCGTCCACTGGTGCCTTCACCACCGTCACCGCCTCGACCAGCGTCCTGTCCAACGGCGCTGGCGGCATCGGGTACTCCACTGGTGCCGGTGTGGCTGTCACTCAGCTGACCAGCCGCACCACGCCCGCCCCGACGACCGGCAACAAGACGTCTGGTGCCATCACCCTGTTTTCGGCGGCTGGGGTGACTGCCTCATATACAACCTTCACCGTCCCAAACACGGCCATTGCGGTCACCGATACCGTAAGCCTTACGATCCGTGGCGGCACAAATACATATATTGCGGTGCCGTCTGGCATAGTTGCTGGGGTTTCGTTTTCGGTCTCTTTCGTCTCCCTTGTTGGCGTGGCCGTCGATGCGCCGATTATAAATTTCAACATAATCCGGGGCGTTTCAGCCTAGTTATCTAACCGTTCCGGAACAAATCGGAGCCTTGATGTGGAGAAGAAGAGGTTGAAGGACGTACTGGCCGACCACGCCAAGGACTGGACAACCTTGGCCCTAGCCGGGCTAGGGATATCGTTTTCTCCATATGAATGGGTAGGTGGCATTTTCCTTGCCATCGCCGGTGCTACGTTTGCCATGCGGTCGGAGCCTGAACAGGACCAGCGGGAGCTTTGGCTGGTGATACTGGGCGCGTTCCTCGCCTCGCACCTTGCCGGTATAGTCTCGCACCGAATGTTTCCGGGCTTCCCGGTGCAGGTTGCGATGTTCGCGGCTGGGTTCTTCTCCAGACGGCTCACTCGCTTCGCCCTTCGCTTCGCTGGAATGCTTGAGAAGAAGAGCGACAAGATCGCAGACAAAGTGATCGACACCTTCATTCCGGGGAAAGACGACGATGAGTGACCTGCCGTGGATGATCGAAGCCAAGAAGGTCATGGGTCTTCACGAAGACAGGGATCGCGCTGTTTTGGCCAAGTGGCTGAAGAGTGACGGCAAGACGCTGGGAGACCCGTCCAAACTGCCATGGTGCGGCGACTTCGTGGACACCGCCATCGAGCTTGCGCTTCCTGACGAGCCTCGCCCCGGCAAGCTGGGTGAGAACCCATACTGGGCGCTGAACTGGCTGCTGTTTGGCAAGGCTTGCAACCCCGCGTACGGTGCTGTGGTGGCTTTTGAGCGCCCCGGTGGCGGCCATGTCGGCTTTTTGGTGGGACAGGACGAGAAGCGGTTCTACGTCCTTGGGGGCAATCAGGGCGACACCGTCAGCGTCACGCCAATCGACAGGGGTCGCGCACGCGGATACCGCTGGCCCACAACCTACAAGGGACGTCCCGGCGACCTTCCGCAAATGAAGAGCGCCACGGCGTCGTCCAAAAACGAAGCATGATGCGGCACTGGTTTCTGATCGCAGCCCTGATCGGGGTGATACTGTCAGGCACCATTGGGTACGGTCTGGGGGTCAGGATTGAAACAGGTCGGGCTGCAGTGTCGCTGGCGAAAGCTCAGAAAGATGCTTTTCGTGCTGCAGAGATCGCCAGTGAGGCAGAAGAGAAACGGCTCAACGCGGAATTCCAGCGTGCCCAAGCAATGATCCAGCTGGAGGATGAGGCAAATGCGGATGTCGGTGCCAATCTTGTCTGCCTTGGCGTTGACAGCGTCCTGCGCCTCAAGAAGCGTTGAACCCATCTCGATACCGCAGCCACCCAGCCTCACAGCGCCCTGCGCAGCGCCCGTCAGCTTGCCGGACGGGGCCATGACGCAGGTCGAGGTGGAGAAGGCGTGGGGGCGCGACAGGTCGGCCCTGCGGTCGTGCGCTGAGCGGCATCAGGCACTCGCCAGCTGGCCCCAACTGGGATAGTATGCCGCAAAACGAGGTGATGCCGTGGCCGGACTGACCTACACAACCTACCTGAACCAGATCGCCCAGATGGCGGTGGTGGCCGTCAACGACGTGAACTTCTTGGAGATCGCGCCGTCCATGATCGATTACGCCGAGCTTCGCATCTATCGCGATCTCGATCTGATGTTCACCTCCACGTCGATCTATGGCCCCACCATCGGGCTGGCCGCCGGGAACAGAAACCTTACCTTCCCGATGACGCTTCCGGACAACAGCGGCTCCATCGTGGTGACAGAGCAGCTGAACTTGATCCTGCCGGTCGGGACGGACAACCCGGATGATCCGCTGGCGTCCCGCGTGCCGCTCCTGCCGGTCACGAAGGAATTTCTGGACGCGGTGTATGGATCGAACGCATCTGCCAACCGTGGGCAGCCGAAGTACTTTGCGCCGTTCAACGAGAACCTGTTCTTCGTCGGGCCTGTCCCTGACGCCGCGTACAGCGTGGAAGTGGTGGCGACGTACCGACCCAACACTCTGTCTCTGGCAAACAGCCCGACGTTCATCAGCCAGTACCTGCCCGATCTCTTCATCATGGCATCGATGATCTACATCTCTGCGTACCAGCGGAACTTTGGCCGCCAGTCCGACGATCCGCAGATGGCACAGAGCTACGAGGGGCAGTACAAGGCCCTCCTCAGCGGCGCTGCGGTCGAGGAAGCCCGCAAGAAGTTCGAAGGACCGGGCTGGACGTCGCAGTCCCCAGCACCGGTCGCCTCGCCGACAAGGGGATAAGACATGCCGCACGCGTCACTGAAGCTGATCCCCGGCGTCGATCAGAACCGTACCCCCGCGCTGAACGAAGCTGCGATCTCCGAAAGCAACCTGATCCGGTTCGTTCCAGATCGGAATGGCACTGCCCTGCCCCAGAAGCTTGGTGGATGGACGAAGTTTCTGTCTCTGCCGCTCACGGACACGGTCAGGGCGCTGCATGCTTGGGCCGATACGAACAGCAATTCGTTCTTGGCGATGGGTGCTGAGGATGGGGTTTTCACCAGCGAAAGCGCAGGGGCGATCCTGAACCGATCTCCAATGTACTACACCGCAAACCCCATCGTAGACGTCGACACGGTGAGTGGGTCATCGTCGGTCACGGTCAACGATATCGGATCGTTTGTGACATCGTACGATGCTATATACATCGTGACACCGATCAGCGTCGGCGGCCTGATCCTGTCCGGCTTCTACAAGACCACGGCGTTCAACGATGATGCGTACCTGATCAATTCCGTAAACATCCTTGGCGCATCCGTTCCTGCGACGGCCCCTGCATCTGGTGGCGTCGTTCCGGAGTTCGACACCAGCACCGGAGACATCAACGTCCTCGTTACACTGCCAAACCACGGCCTCACGGCTGGTTCGACATTTGCCATCCTGATCTCGACCACGGTCGGCGGCGTGACCCTGTACGGCAACTACGTCATTCAGGAAACGCCAGCTGTAACCGCCAACACCTTCGTCATCGCCGCTCCATATGCAGCAACCTCCACGGCCTCTGTCTTCATGAATGGAGGCAACGCCCGGATCATCTACTACACCGGCCAGCAGGCGGTTCCTCCACCGGTGGGATATGGTGCCGGTTTCTATGGATTTGGCGGCTTCAGCGGCGGGTCGTTCGTCGGCGGGCGCACTTACATCCCGACTTCCATAACCATGGTGGGAACGGTCGCCACGGCCACGGTGCCGACCAGCGTCTACCTCACGCCCGGATCGGTAATCACCATCGCTGGCACCACCCCAGCCGGGTACAACGGCACGTGGGCGGTGACGTCCGCCACGGCTGGCACATCCTCCAGCACCTTCACCTTCACCATCCCAACAACGCTGGGCGTGCAGACGGTCGCCGGGACGCTGAAGGTCAACCGGTGGGCGTTTGAAGGCACGACAGACTGGTCCCTCGACAATTGGGGCGAATACCTTGTGGCGTGTCCGCACATGGGGTCGATCTTCTATTGGAACACCGCCAGCGGCTCAGACCACTGCGACATCATGCCGAACGCCCCGTTGGTGAATGAGGGCATGTTCATCTCGATGCCAGAGCGTCAGGTCATTGCCTACGGATCGACCTTCAACGGCATCCAAGACCCGCTTCTGGTCCGCTGGTGCGACGTGGGGAACTTCTCCAGCTGGGTCGGCACTGTCACTAACCAAGCCGGTTCGTACCGCATTCCCAAGGGGTCTATGATCGTCGGTGGCCTGCAGGGGCCTCAGCAAAGCTTGCTGTGGACCGACATCGCGCTCTGGTCGATGCAGTACATCAGCCAGCCGTTCATCTACTCCTTCAACGAGATCGGCACCGGCTGCGGTCTGGTGGGTCGCAAGGCTGCCTCAACCATGTCGGGCGTCGTCTATTGGATGTCCCAGAGCCAGTTTTTCCGCCTGTCCAGCGGCGGCCCGGAGCCAATCCAGTGCCCGATCTGGGACGTGATCTTCCAAGACATCGACACGGCATACTGGCAGAACGTACGATGCGCTCCCAACAGCAGGTTCGGGGAAGTGTCGTGGTTCTACCCGACGACCGGTTCCGGCGGCGTCCCCACAAAATACGTCAAGTACAACACGCTGACAGGCCAGTGGGACTTTGGAACGCTTGCCCGCACGGCTTGGATCGACCAGAGCGTCTTCGGGCCGCCCATTGGCGCTGGCAGCGACTTCTTCATCTACCAGCACGAAACGTCCCCTGACGCTGACGGCCTGCCGATGAACTCCAGCTTCAAGACTGGCTACTTTGCCCTTGCTGAAGGGGACGAAAAGACGTTCCTCGATCAGCTGTGGCCAGACATGAAATGGGGGTATTACAACGGCATTGCCAGCGCCGACGTCTCCATCACGTTCTACACGACCGACTATCCGGGCCTGCCGCCCACGGTGCATGGGCCGTATCTGGTTACCCAGTCCACCGACTACATCACACCAAGGATCAGAGCGAGACTGATCGCCATCGAGATATCCAGCAATGACGTCGCCTCGTTCTGGAGACTTGGAAATATTCGATACCGCATTCAGCAAGATGGGAAGTTCTGATGTCTTCGATCTCTGATATCCTCACAGCTGCGAAAAACATCGTGACGGCCATCAATGGTCTGGGCCAGACATACCTTCAGGTATCCGGGTCTCGCGTCTCAAGAGAGATCAGCACGGCGACGCTCGTCCTAACCGGTCAAGGCAGGCTGGCCAGAGTTGTCGTCACGACAGCCGGTGCGGTCGGTTCCATCTATGACGCATCCGTATCGTCCGCCACCGCCCCGAAAATCTTTGTCATCCCAAACATTGTTGGGGTCACTGAGGTCAAAATCCCAGTCGAGAACGGAATTGTGGTCACGCCCGGAGCCGGGCAGGTCGTCACCGTCAGCTATTCGTGAGGTCACCATGAACGACACTGTCATCAGCAATGCGGTCGATCTGGCGCGCGGCGGGAAAACGAAGACCAAGACCCACAAGGGGCCGATCCACAGCAGTGTGGCTGGTCGGACAGACCACCTGCCTATGCATGTGGCATCCGGTTCGTACGTGATCCCAGCAGACATCATTTCCGCCATGGGCGAAGGCAACTCCATGGCTGGGTTCAAAGTGGCGAAGAACATTTTCTCAGCCCCCGGCCCCTATGGGCAATCCACAGGCAGTCTTCCGTACGGTGCAAGCGGCATGCCCTATGGCGTCCCGTCTCCGAAGAAGGCGGCTGGTGGTGACGTCGGGTACGAACTTCTGAAGAAGGTTGCCTTCAGCGGCAGTGGCAACGGGACGTCCCTCGCTGCACCGGCACCGGCTGCGGCAAAGCCGTCCCTTGGCGGCATCATGGGTGGCTCACGCCCGCAGGCGCAGGCACCAGCTGCAAAGACTGAACTGAACGACATGTACACCCCGTACAGCCAGAGCTACGCCGCCGGTGGCGCTACGGATGCCGTGCCTATCGTGGCCGCCGGTGGTGAGTACGTGATCCCACCAGAAGACGTGATGCATCTCGGCAGCGGGGACATCGACCACGGGCACAAAATCCTTGATGTCTTCGTGAAGAAAATGAGAGAAAAGACCATCAAGACCCTGCAAGGGCTGCCGGGTCCGAAAAAGGATTAGCATTATGGAAATCGAAGTTCGGACTGGCGTCGTCGATGATTTTGACGAGGTCATGCGTCTCGCCATCGAGGCGACAGAGGAGAACGCGCTCACCTCTCCGGACATGGGTAAGCTTGCATCGCCGATCTACGGCGTCCTGAGCAAGCAAATTCCCGGCATCATCGGGGTCATCGGCCCGGTCGGGGGCGGTCTTGAGGGGGCAATCCTGCTGAACATCGGAGAGATGTGGTACAGCAAGGAACAGATCATCGAGGAAAAGGCTATTTTTGTTGACCCGCAGTTCCGATCCGCCAAAGGTGGCAGGGCCAGAAAGCTTGCGGAATTCGCGAAGCAAGTATCGGATGCACTCCAGCTTCCCCTCTCCATCGGGGTTCTGTCCAGCAGCCGCACAGCTGCTAAGATGCGCCTTTACGAGCGTGTATTTGGTGAACCGTCGGGTGTGTACTTCCTGTACGGAGCAAAAACTGGTATGACTGGCAAAACCTGAATGGGGAACGGCTGTGGGTAAGAAAACTTCAACGACCACTTCTCAGGTTCAAATCCCACCTGAGGTGATGGCGCGCTACAACGCGGTCAACACTCGGGCTGAGGAAGTGGCGGCCAAGCCGTTCCAGAAGTATGGCACTGAAGCCAGCGATTTTGTCGCACAGATCAACGAACAGCAGCGGGCGGGCATCAACAACGTCAACGCCGCTGCTGGCGCTTACCAGCCGTATATCAATGCAGCCACCGGTGCCACCGTCGCCGGTATGGATGAAGCCAACGCTGGCGAACTCGACATCAGCAAGTACATGTCGCCGTACATCCAGAACGTGGCCGACACGACCAGCGCTATGATAGCGCAGGAGAACGAGCGCGCGCAGTCCGGAAATCTCGGCACTGCCATCAGTTCTGGTGCCTTCGGTGGGGACAGGGCTGGCATCGCTGCAGCAAACCTGTCGCAACAGCAGAACCTTGCTTACGGCAAGACCATGGCAGACATCTACAATCAAGGCTACACGCAGGCCGTTGGCACCGCTCAGCAGCAGCAGGGCGTGAACCTCAGCGCAGATCAGGCCAACCTCGCCCGCCTGACCGCCGGTGGCGCGCAGCTGGCCGGTCTGGGCACCACGGCACAGCAAGCTGGCCTTGCTGGTGCTGAGGCCCAGATCAACGCTGGTACGCTGGAGCAACAGACCGAACAGGCTGGCAAGACGGCGCTGGTCAACCAGTTCATGCAGGAGCAGGGCTACCCGTTCCAAGTGGCCCAGTTCCTCGCGAACATCGCCACCGGCACAGGCGCTCTCTCCGGCTCGACCACGGCCACCACGCAGCCCGCACCGTTCTTCTCGGATCGCCGCCTGAAGCACGACGTCAAACGCATTGGCAAGACCGACGACGGCCTGCCGATCTACAGCTTCAAGTACAAGGGCGACGAGAAAGAGCAGACCCACGTTGGCTTCATGGCCGACGAGGTGGAGCAGGTCAAACCGGAAGCTGTCGGCGTCCACCCCACCGGTTACAAGACCGTCGACTACGAAAAGGCCACCGAGAAAAACAGCATGGGTGGCGGCGTCTCTCCGCAGCGCTCAGGTGAGGCATTCGCTGATGGCGGCGTTGCTGGTCCGTACGGGTCTCCAGCAAACTCCCAGCCGAACTTTGGTGGGTACGTGCCGCAGGCCAATCTTCCGGTTGGTGAACTGATCGTGGCCGACCCGGCCTATGCAACCAATGCACAGAAATCCATGGCCCAGCAGCTGGCGTCTCTGGCAAGCCTTGGAGAGAGCGCTCAGGAGATTGAGGGCACGTGGAACTGGGCAAAAGACAAGTGGGGCGCTGAAGGCAAGAAGGAAGCTGTTGGAGGGGGAGAAACTGGACGCGGCGTGTCCGCGCAGGCCTATGGCGGTGCCGTCGGTGCGCAATACCTCAAGCCACAGCAAGGCGGCGTGGCCCCCAACAGCGAGAAGAGCTACCTGACCGACACGCTGGCCAGCCAAGACAAGAGCGACAAGCCAAGGCTGGACGCTCCTCCGGGCGGCGGTGGCGGCGGCTCCAGCCCGGCTGGTGACATCGCAGCTCTCGCCAAGGTCGGCCTTGCCATCGCAGGTATCCCCATGCCCTTCCGGTATGGCGGCGCTGCAGGATATGCTGATGGCGGGTCTCCGATGAGCGACGAGGAGCGCATGCGTCGCCTCAAAGAAATGGAACCCCGCGCCGCCACAGGGCTTCTTCCTTCTGGGCGCGTTCCAGAAGCTGACAGAATTGGCGCTCCGATTTCTTACCCATCAGGCGTCGCAATGAAGAGCGATTGGCAGGATGCGCCCACGGTAAATCCACTTCAGTACAGCCAAGAAACTGGAATGGTTCGCGACCCAGACACGAAAAAATATCTCTATGATGACCGCAGGGCATACAGAAACCCTGCTGGCGGCATAGAAATTTCGCAAGGGGACGAACTGAGCGCTGCGCGCAGAGACATCGATGCTTCCCAAGAGCGCCTGAGACAGCAGGCAGAAAACGTTGACGTACCGGCTGCAAGGTCAGCTTACGACGAAGCTGCCAAAAGAATTCTTGAGAGGAACCAGTATGCGAACCCTCAAGAAATTCTGACCGATGAGTACAAGGCCGTGCAGGACGCAGAGGCTGAGGCTCAACGCCTGCGCCTCTTTGAACCTATTTCTGGTCGCCGTGGTTACGAACCTCCGATGTTCAGCGGTGCTGGCGTCGTAGGGAATGCTGAAGGGAGAATGCTCTCTGGAACGGGCCTCATACCTGCAGCTGGGACGCCATTTGAGCCGATCAGGCAGGCAGCCGGGACACCGTTCTATCTGGAACCCCGACAGGCTGCTGGCACGCCCTTCCCAGAAAGAGGCCTGATCGGTCCGCAGCCCCTGCAGGCCGCTGGAACCCCGTTCCCACTCAGGGAAGCGGCGGGCACGCCATTCCCGCTTCGGCAGGCCGCTGGTACGCCGCTCCCGATGTCCCCCCTTGCGTCGTCCCCGCGCCCCGTGGCGCGTCCGGAAGGCTTGGGTGTTGCGGCTGTCGAACAGCCCGTTGAGCGCGCACCCACTGGTGTTGTCGCGCCGCAACCCAAGATGGGACCGGTTGTTCCTTATGGCAAGCAGCTGGACTTCATCACGTACGAGCTTCAGAAGCCCGAATACAACGCATATCCTGCACAAAAATACGCAACCCCCGGTCAGGCTGCCATTGCTTTTGATGAAATCTACGAAAAGTCAGGTGGTCAAGGAAACGACATCGCCGTTGCGAACGCTGAGGATATCTACAGCGCAGCGCAAAATGGAGACCTGTCTGGGTTCCCGCCGAACGTTCAGCAGGCGTACCAGCACTTCATCGACAACGGCATGGACCCCATCCAAGCGTCTGGTGCGACTGGCCGCCTGATGGTCGAGAGCTATGCACACATGGACCCCAACGCCAGAAACACACTTGGCGGTGGAAACGGAACCTACGGCATCGCTCAGTGGCGCGGCGACCGCATGGAAGAGCTTGCCAGCTTTGCCGGTGTGCCTATGGACGCAATTACTGGTGCTCCGATCTCCACGCCTGAAGGGCGGTACTTCCCGAGCGGCGGTGTGGGCGCTGGCGCATCCCTCAGCACAAGAGGGCAGCGCGAACCCCAAGAGGGTGGCCTTGGTCGCGGCATGCTAACGCCGGACAAGCCATACGAGGACCGCACCACTGTTGGAAAAATGTTCTACAACGAAGACGGAACCCTGAACAAGAACGCGCTTCTCTCCCTTGCTTCTGGCATCGGCGGGATGCTGTCTTCGCCCAGCCAGTTCTTCCTGCCGTCTCTGGGCCTCGGCCTGCAGGGCTTTGCTGGAACCTATGCTGGCCTTGAGAAGCAGGCTGCTGATATCGGTCTGACAAAAGCCCAAGAGCGCCAAACGCAGGTCTTGGCTGACAAAGATCGCTTCATCGAGTTTTCAAATGGCCGCGTCCTTGTCAACTTTGGGGATGGAAGGCCAGCTGTCACGCTGCAAGACTACCTTCGCAGCCCTCAGGCCTACTCCACGGGCGACCCACAGCTTGATCAAAGGATCATGGAGGCTGCGCGGGATCAGGCTGCGTCGAGCGGCATTACGGTTGGTGGCTCCACCGAAGCACCGACCGGTGTACGCTTCAGCGATAGCTCTCGGAACATCATCGACCAGCAGAACGAGTATGTTTCGAGCGATGTTGGCTTTGGTGCGTACGGAACAAATACGGCGGAGGCTGCGAGGCTGGTACAGGAAGCATCCAATCTCGGAATGTCCGCGATGAACGGAAAGGCTTCCAGCAACGAGCTTGCCAAGACCGTGGCGGGGGCGATTGCGGCTGGAGATTTTGGAAGCCTTCAGGGTCAAACGACGATCCTTGAAAACATCCTGAGGCCGCTGAATGCTGTCCTTACAACTGCTGGGATAGAAGAAATCACGCCGATCAATGGCACCATCACCAGCCAGCAAATCCTTGACAAGCTGGGCATAATGCGTGCTGGCGCGATGACGCCAGAGCAGCAGCGTGCAGCATCCGTTTTTGAGAGGTTTGTTGAAACGAACCCGACACTTCAGATGACTGAAGATGCCGCTGCTGAGATAACGTCCGCCCTGCAGATGTCCCACCAAATGGATATCGACAGAGCGCAGTATTTCAACTTCCTGCAGAGCCGGTTGCCTGCAGGTTACAACCCGTACGCCTTGGCCGAAGGCTTCAACAGGGAGTACACAGAGACCCTGCAGCAAGAAAAAAGCCAGCTTTCTGAACTCTACAAAATGGCCGCCGACACGACACCCATGAACAATGGGCGCACGCGCGGTGAGATCGTCATGGAGTTCATGAAGGATGTGAACTCAGGGGCTTTGGATCAGGCGACGGCTCAGGAAATCCTCACCGGTCTTCTGAAGCAACAGAACATCGATGCGTCTCCGATACTGGCGCGTTGGTTTATCAGGGGGACTTGAGTTGGCCGATCTGGACTGGAATGCGCCCACCGGCGCGAAATCGGATAGCATCCGCTCCAAGTACCCTGAAATCTTCGGAGGCGGCGCTGCAGCCCCTACGGCTGGTCCGCCACCCCCACCCCCTCCGCCGCCGGGCGGCGATACCGCTGTGGTCGAGACGCCCGTTCCCGCTCCCTCTGCCTCCGCCCCCGCTTCTGCCGTTGCGGCCCCAGCTAGCCTGCCTAGCGGAGAGTACTGGAAGCTGGTAGCCTCCAATGTACCTGAGGGCCTTGAGAGACTTGGTTCCGGCCTCGTTCAAGCGGGGCAAAGCCCAATTGAGACCGCGAAGGCCATTGGCGGACTTGGCGCTGACCTCGCTGTCGGAATGGGATCAAAAGCTATAGACGCGGTCGGAAACGCGACAGGCTACGGCCCCATCCTTAATCAGGAAACTAAGGGCGCGCGCGAGGATGTAGCTGACGCTGCATTCGACTATTATAAGAAAAGTTATTTTTCCGGACCAGAGGCGTTCTGGAACAAGCTTGCTGAAGACCCTGTGTCTGTAGGACTTGACGTGGCTACGATTGCGCCTGTCATTGGCCCAGCCAGTCGCGTCGCAGGCCTCGGAAAGTTGGGAACAGCAGCCGGGAAGGTTGCCGCATTGGGAGACCCACTGAACGTTGCCATGCAGGGCGCTAAGCTTGGCGTGAAGGCCGTAACAAGGCCAGCCGGTGCTATTGCGCGGTATCCGCAGGCCGTTGCCGCTGGAACCCCCTTGCAGGCTCTCAAGATCGCAGGTCAGACTGGAAGATCGTCAGACCCCGCTGCGCGCCAAGCGTTCAAGTCTACCATGCAGGGCAAAGCTGAACCCAGAGAGATAGCGAAGACCGCTGTTGCCGCCATGGAGGAAAAGCGCAGGGCTGCCAGCGATTTCTACACATCCAAAAAATCTGAGCTTACCACTCAGGAACTCCCCATGGGGGACATCAGAGGCGCAATTGGCAGCGCCATGACCCAACTCAATAAGTACGGAACACGTACAAGCTCCGAGCAGGTTGCAGCGCTCCAGAAGATGGATGATATGGTTGCCAAGTATGAGGCACACCCCGATCCATCATCCCGCACTGCGGTCGAACTCGACCTTCTTAAACGAGACCTGCACGACGTCGTTGAGCAGCTTCCGCCGTCTGACCGTGGCGCTCTCGCCGCCATTCCTCGTTCCGTCAAGGAGACCATTTCGAAGGTCGATCCCACGTACGCCCAGATGATGGACTACTGGCGCGACTGGATCGGAAAGATGCGGGACATGCAGTCCACGCTGGGGACTGGTGACAGGGTCTCAGAGACTGCCAGACTTGCAAAGCTGATGTCCACCATGAAAAGCGGCGAGAAGCTGAACCTCCTGAAAGAACTGAAGGACACCCCGTCCGGAAAATATCTGACAGAGATGATTGCTGGCGCAGCTTTCAGGGACATCATGCCCCCAGCGATGCAAGGTTTCGGCCTTGGGGTTCTTGGCCCAGTTCTGGCTGGTGGCCCTCACGGCATCGCTATTGCAGCTGGAGCATCGCCACGGCTTGCTGGTATGACCCAGTATGGGATGGGTCGTCTGGAGGGGGCTGTGAATGCAGTTCCGAAGGTGCCTGCGGCGGTAACGAACGCGATGTACCAGACCAGCGGAGATCGCATGGGCCGCAAGGCCGGTGGGCGCGTGGGCGGGCACGAAGCTGCGGCTGACCAGTTGGTGCGGGCTGCGGAACGTGCTAAGAAAGACCTTGGGCGATCCACGGAGCCACTCCTCAGCCAATCTGACGATGCTGTGGCGCACGCGCTTGAGGTGGCGAACAGGAGTATCTGATGGCGACGACGAACAAGGGTCTGACCCAGCCGCCAATCGGCTCCTCCGGGTGGGGCCTTCCGCTGAACGAGGATTTCAGTGACATCGACCAAGCTTTTGGCGGTGTCACTTCGATCAACGTCACCGGCGTTACGGCGACACCCGTCGTCCTGACCTTGGATCAGTACCAGAGCCTGACGATCATATTCACCGGCACGCTGACGGCCAACGTGACCTACCAGCTGCCATCCGGGGTCGGTGGCCGATGGATCGTCCAGAACAACACGACCGGGGCCTTCTCGATCACCATGGCGTCTCTGGGTGGGGGCACCACGTTCCCGGCTGTGGCTGGATACACCAACTTCATCGCCGACGGCACCAACTGCGTGGGAAGCTTCGGCGGGACACCAACTGGCATCATCGCGATCTGGTCAGGCTCCGTGGCCACGATACCCATGGGGTGGCTGCTCTGTGACGGAACGAACGGCACGCTCGACCTTCGGGACAAGTTCATCGTCGGTGCGGGCGGAACCTACGCTGTGGGAGACACGGGTGGCTCAAATACCTTTACTCTGACAAACGCTCAGATGCCTTCGCACACGCACACTGTAGCTGGTGCAACTGCAGCTGGTGGCATTCACGCCCACAACATAAACGACCCCGGTCACGCGCATACCTACGATTACCCGTCGTTTCAATTTGGTGGCGTCACGCAGCCGGGGAACGCAGGTTACGACGCCCAAGATACCCAAAGCACCTCAGTATCAGGCACCGGGATATCCATTGTGACCGGTGGCGCGCACCAGCACACTTACAGCGGTACTACGACTTCCATCGGCGGCGGCACCGCCCACGAAAACAGGCCGCTGTTCTACGCGCTCTGCTACATATCCAAGATTTGAGGGGCGAGAAATGGCAACCGCAAACAAGGGATTTGTCCAGCCCGCTCTCGGTTCCATCGGCTGGGGCCTGCCCCTGAACGACGATTTCGGTGGCATAGATGCGGCCTTCGGAAGCGTCACCACGCTCAGCGTGACCGGGCAGACGGCAACACCGATTGTCCTGACCTTGGCGCAGTACGTCAACATGACGATCAAATTCACAGGCGTTTTGACCGCCAACGTGACCTATCAGCTTCCCGCAGGGGTCGGCGGCCAATGGGTTGTGCAGCGCGCCACCACGGGTGCCTTCACAATCACTATCGCCTCCCTTGGCGGCGGAACCTCCAAAATCCTCGATGCGGATTTTTCCGACATCGTCTGCGACGGCGTTGACTGCGCGGGAAACTTCGGGAGCCTGCCGTCCGGATCGATCATGATCTGGTCAGGCTCTCAGGCGACGATCCCTGTGGGGTGGTTGCTGTGCAACGGTACGCTTGGAACACCAGACCTTCGGGACCGCTTTGTGACTGGCGCTGGCTCGACCTATGCCGTGGGCGGTACGGGTGGCGTCACAACCGTAACCCTGACGCAGGCTCAGACACCCGCTCACGTACACAGCTTCAGCGGCAACACCAATACGGACGGCGCTCACGTCCACAATATAACCGATCCGGGGCACACACACACGTACGCGACAAAACTTGGCACCGCAGGGGGTATTCCGTTTGGGTCAGATTGGGATAGCGCTCTCACATCGGGGACAGGCGGAGCTTTTACAGGGGTAGGCATACAAAACAGCGTCTCCCACACCCATACCTTTACAACCACGTCCACCCCCATCGGTGGCGATGGAAGCCATGCCAACCTGCCGCCGTACTACGCGCTCTGCTACATCTATAAGATTTGAGGGGCACGCCATGCCAACAGCAAACAAAGGCCTGAACCAGCCGGTCATCGGAAGCACGGGGTGGGGCACACCCCTCAACGACAACTTTGGGTACATCGACGATGCCTTCGGGGGCGTGACAACGATCAACGTGACTGGCGTGACCGCGACACCGGTTGTCCTGACGCTGACCCAGTACCAGAAGCTGATCATCAAGTTCACTGGAACCCTGACAGCCAACGTGACCTACCAACTGCCAGCTGGCGTTGGCGGGAAGTGGGTTTTGAGGAACAGCACCACCGGGGCTTTCACGATCACTTTTGCCTCTCTGGGTGGCGGGACCAGCTTTGTGGCAACCCCCGACTTCGCAAATGCTGGTTCGGATGGCGTGAACACCGCCGGGAACTTTGATGCCATCGCGGCTGGCATCATCACCATGTGGTCTGGAGCTATCGGGGCAATCCCATCTGGATGGTTCCTTTGCGACGGTACGAACGGCACGCCAGACCTCAGGGATAGGTTCATCGTTGGCGCTGGTTCCGTCACCTACCCGGTGAATACCACAGGTGGGGCAAATGCCGTCACTCTGTCCCAAGCCGAGACCCCCGCTCATACCCACGATTATGGGCCAGTACTTGTCGTGAGCGGCGGAAGCCACAACCACGCAATCAACGATACGGGTCACTCTCACCTTTTTACGCGGGCATTCAACGGAAACGCCACCTCCTCCACCGGGCGCGGCGGAAACACGACCCTGACCACAATCTCAGCTGTGACCAGCATAGGAATTGTTTCTGGGGGCGCTCACGCTCATGCTTACGGCCCAACCAACACGACCTCCATCGGAAGCAGCGGAAGCCACGAAAACCGTCCCCCATACTTCGCTCTTTGCTACATCAGAAAGGCTTAAAAAATGATACAATACATCGATATCTCCACCTCTGGTGAAGTTCAGGTCGTGTCCGGCAGAAACAATCAGTACGTCTTCGAACTTTCGGACCCGGACATCCCGGTGGACATCAAGTACCTCCTCGACACGCTCCTGAACGTCGATCCTCAGGCTGGCCTTGTGGCGGTCCACCTTGAGCGCGGGAACGGCAGGGAGTTCACCACCGCCACGTACTCTGGCGGCATCGTCGTGGGTTCCGATGGTGTCGGCGGCCAGTTCGATGTGATCATGAACAACCTGCAGCGCCTCGCTGTCGCGATCAATCAGGTGCCTCTGCCAGCGCCGCCGCCCAGAATTCCGAACCTGACTTTCGCCCAGCTGATGATCGGCCTTGTGGCAGAGGGCTGGATCACGGAGGCAGAGGGTGGAGCGTGGCTGGTCGGAACCCTGCCAGACCCGGTCCTTCTGGTGATCTCGATGCTGCCGCCTGAACAACAGTTCGCCGCCAAGGCACGGGCCATCCGACCATCCGAGATCATCAGGAATGACCCGCTCGTTGCCGCTCTAGCCACTGCTGAGGGGAAAACGTCTGCGGAGATCGACGATTTCTTCCTTACTTATTCTGGAGTGTAGTATATACTAATAACAGGCCTTCCTTTGGAGTACCGCCATTGACCTTCGTTCGCTTCACGCACGACAAGAACCTTGAGGGTGTTTTTCCGTCGCCAGTTCCGGCGATTAAGAAGGCTCCAGATTTCTACAAGGCCATCCGTCCTCAGCATGGTAGCCACCCCGATACAAGCACGGTCAAGCGCTGCGTTCCGTATATGGACGCTCTTTCAGCAGGGTTTGTGATCCCGCTTTGGGCTGATCTTTATGTGGCAGCAAACAACGGAGATATATCCTTCAGTTTTCCTAGAAATTTCCCCATGGCGTTGAGCATGGATCAGCACGGCTATACCCAATTTCCGGATCACCCTCTCTCCAACCGCCCCTATGGCAAGAACCTCTTGAAGTTTATCAACCCATGGGTGGTGGAAACCGCGCCGGGATATTCCTGCCTGTTCACAGCCCCTCTGAACCATCTTGAAACGAAATTCAAAATTTTAGACGGTGCGGTCGATACCGATAACTACTACTCAAACGTTCACATTCCCTTCCTGTGGACTGGCGGAGATGGCGAGTTTTTCATTCCGAAGGGCACCCCTCTCGTTCAGATCATCCCATACAGGAGAGAAACTTTCACCCTTGAAGTCGATGTGACAAACTTTGATCGTCGCACCAATATTAGGTCACTTCTCGGAACCCACATAAAAGACGGATACCGCAAGGAGTTCTGGTCAAAGGCCAAGACGCTTGACGACGAATATGAAGAAGAAATGGGCGCGCCGACCCCTACGACGTGAATTCCACCACCAGAAGGGAACCCACCGGCCTGAGGCTGATTTCGTGGGTTCCCATCGGTATCATCTCCACCATCTCCTTCGGGAAGTTCAGCCGTCTGGTCGATGACCTCGCGCTGGTCTTCTTGACTTTGAAGTGGCCGCCGTCCGGCGTCAGCTTGATGCCGATCTGGCCTTCCTTCCCGGTGTAGAAGGTCGCCGTCATGTCGGTCGGTGCGACATCTGCAGGGAAGATGATGTACGCGATCATGGGGTTCTTCGCGTTTCGGGACATGTACGGGGTGACCCGCTTCTGGTGCCGTGGCGATTTCATTTCTCTTTGTCCATCTTGATCTTGCCGATGTGCGCGACGTTCAGGGCGACCATGCCAGCGCTGAAATAGTTCCCGACGTTGTCACGGTAGAACTCTTCGACCGTGAAGAACTCTTCGTCGCCCACGGAGAGGATGAACTCTGCCACCGTCTTGGCGGGGCTTTCGCAGATCACTTGGTGGATGGGGGAACCGCTCCGCGTCGGCATGTTCATGGTAATCAGAAACCGGTTCATCTGCTCTTCCTGAATTCGTTGATGCGCCGGGCTTCCATCTCGATGTGCGGCCTGATCAGGACCGGCACCCGATTGAGTGCCCTCTTCCGCGCCTCTCTGCCTTCTATGGCAAGGATCGAGACAGCGCCATCATAGATGTATTTTCGACAGGCGGACTGGATGCCATCCTCCTCGTCCTCCATGCGGACCTTGCCGCGCAGGATGCGCTCTATGCGCTTGCTGGGGCGGGTTTCGTCAGTCCACATGGCTAAGATAGTCATGAAAGGCCTTCCACGCCTCGTCTACGCCCAGCGCGATGCATGTGAAGCATCCCTCAGCCTTGGCCGCCCTGAGGTACTTCAGCTGGTCTTCGGATATGCTGGACGCGGTGTGGTCCCGGCGCTTCAACTCGCAGACGAACGCAGGGCTGCCGGGGATGACGATGTCGGGGGCACCGGTGGTCATGCCCTCAGACTTCTCCTTGGCGGCCTGCAGCATCGTCCTGATGCCCTCGTTGCGGGGGTGCAGGGCCAGAACCCCGAACGTGTCCGGATAGGTGCGACGCAGGCGGGCGAAGAACGTCACCTGTTCCGCAGCTTCCTTCGGACACGACCCCCGGTAGGTGAGGTCGCCATAGATCACAATGTCATCTGGGAGCTTCATCTGCAGCCTTATTGTAATTCAGGACGCGGTAGAAACCGCTCTCGCCGTCCTTTTGATACGTAATCGTCATCGGTGCTTTGCCACCCAAGGCGTCCAGCGCGGCGCGATCTGCCTTTGCCTTCGACCACTCGGGAAACTTCATAACCCAGAATGAAAATGACCGATATGGGGTGACCACGTCAACCCTATCCATGGGCTTTCCGCTGCGAGAGACCTGAGGCATCTTTTTCCACTGCAGAACCTCGTCAGTCTGCCGCTGGGTGGGATCGCGCTTCAGGGCCTTGAAGTCGATCCGGAGCTTCTCGTTGGGGTCGACGATCTCGCCCTTGCAGGAGGAGCAGTACCGGGCCGCGATGTCGTTTGGTTCGCTGCAGTGCGGGCACTCCTTCGACGTCCACCGATAGGTGCACTGGTGCAGGTCACCGGCGACCGTATCCATGGCCCGACACCGGCGGCCAAAGTGTGCGGGCATCGCACCCCACTCGGTCTCGATGGGAATGCCGTCCAGATCGACGAAGTACCCGCTGGCGTCGATCTCGTACTCTTCCTTGTTGGGGCGCGCGGAGAAGGTGTTCTCGGTGGAGCACTGGGGGCACACGCACGTGACCTCGCCAGACCCGTCACCGCCGGTGGAGACCTTGATCTCAGGGCCGAAGATGTCTTGGTCGGGGCAGTGACGCTCGATGTTCTCGGCATAGTCCAGAATGAGGCAGTCGGTCTTGCCGCTGTCGACCCGAAGACCCCGACCGATGATCTGCTGCAACAGGCCGACGCTTTCAGTGGCCCGTAGGAGGGCGATCACGTCAACGTGAGGGGCGTCGAACCCAGTGGTCAAGACGGAGACGTTCACCAGATACTTGATCTTCCGGGCCTTGAACTTCTTCAGGATGGTGTCGCGCTCAGCCTTGGGCGTCTTGCCTGTCACGATGGCAGACAGGCCCGGCGGCAGGCTTGCCATGCACTCGTGGGCGTGGCGCACGGTGGCAGCGAAGATCATGACGCCCTGACGGTCAGCGGACTGGGCGACGACGTCAGCGATGATGGCTGAGGTCTTCCTGCCGTGCCCGTGGTACGCCCGATCCACCGCCTGCGCGTCGAACTGGCCCCGGCTGTTGACCTGCATGTTCAGTGTTTCGTACGATTGAGCGTTGATCTTCCCGACGATGGGCTGGGTCAAGTATCCGGCCTCGATCAGTTCGTACGCGCGGATGCGGTCGACGCAGGCGGCGAAGTAGGGTTCGCGGGTCTGGCTCTCAGAGACAGGCTTCCCGTCCGGCCACAGGCCGAAGATGTACCCGGTCTTCATGCGGTATGGCGTGGCGGATAGGCCGATCACCCGCAGGTTGGGGTTCGCTTCCCGCATGACCTCGATGATGGACTGCACGGTGGGCGTGATCCCGTGGCACTCGTCGATCACGACAGCGGCGAACTCCTTGCCGAAGCGGCTGATCGAGTTTTTGACGGTGCCGGGCGTACCGAACACCACTGGGTGGCGCAGGCTCTTCTGGCCAGCGCTGGCGCTGAAGATCGAGCACTTGGCACCGGTGGCCCGGTACTTCTCGCTGTTCTGGGTGACCAGTTCTGCGGACGGGGCGAGGCATAGGACGTGCTTGCCGCCGGACACGCGGTGGATCGTCGATGCCACGCTCTCGATGATATGGCTCTTACCGGCCCCCGTGGCCGCCTCGATGCAGCATGGGGACCGGTTGCGTGAAATCCAAGCTATGATGCTGTCATGCGACTGCTGCTGGTATGGTCTCAGGGTCATTCTGCTTCTCTACGCTACAATCTCATTGTGGTATTTACAGCATATTTCCCTAAGGTTCAATCACATTTTCAGCATCATCTTTAGGATTTCACTTGGATCATTCCCTTCTCGACGCCATTCGTGACTGCTTCATAGAAGTCACCGCATGGGGCATCAGTGGCGTTCGTTATCATTTTCCACATTGCCTGCCTCACGCCCTCAGTTATTGCCTCCATCAAATGTTCGACGCTGATCGGCGGAATGCTGTCCTCCACACCTTCCCTGATTGCTGCGGCGACATCTTCGACCTCAAGTTTAGGCAGTGCATTATCTTCAGACATTTTCTTCTCCTTCCATGGTTTTAGTAAACTTGGTTCCGATGATCCCTCTCAGGGCCTTCGCGTACCCGTCGCCTTCGTGCATATATTTCCTGTTTGCGGGCATCGTAAAAACGCTTCCCCTAAGGTCCATGACCAACTCGTTGTCCTCGCAAAACTTCGCGCAGTACTCGACGGTGTCTTGGCGGCACCTTTCCAGCTGCTTGCGAAGCTTCACGTTAATGGCGCGCTGCCGTTCCAGTTCGTCGCTCATTTCAGCGTCCAGAAGCTGGTGGGCTTGCCGCGCCACGGTTCAAGGTTCGCACCGGGTGCCAGAACTTGGATGGCTTTGGCGTATGACACCGATCCGGCGCGCTCCGTCTTGGTCAGGCGCTTTCCGCCGAAGGATGCGTTGCGCCCCTTCGCCATCTCCACCATGGCCTCAAGAAGCTCTTTCTTGCGCTCCTCAGCCTTCGCAATGGCATCGAGGACGTCGGTGTATTCGGCCACCATCTGCAGCGCTCTGGGGGTGTCGACGACGACCAGAGGGTCGTTCAGGTATTCGTCCGGTTCATCACATGCCGCAAGGAACTCCATGTAGAATTCCCGAAGCTTCGGCATGATCGTGGCGATGTATTCCGGATCGTACGAAACAACGTCAAGCTTGTTGTCGCGCGGGGTCCACTGCCAGAAGTAGCATTCCGACCGGTTTGTGCAGAACATCTGGACCTGCATCTGAGCGTAGTAATGCTCCTGATCCTCGATGTTCTTGAACGGCACCGGCGCTTCCTTGTCCCGAAGGCCAAAGGGGCACTTAATCTCGACCAGATAGTCGTCGCCGACGTATCCGTCAGGGCTTGCGCCAAGCCAGTCCATCACGGGGTGTACGACGAAAGTCGCACTGGTGACAGGCAGGCCGATCTTGACCTCAAGGTCTTCGCGGGCTTCGTCTTCGTGGGTGATGCCCCACTGGGTGGCGATGTTGCCGTTCCACTCGCTGGGAGCCTTATGGTACTGGCGGACCATCCGGCGCATGATCGTCTTTCGGTCGGCGTTCGGATCGACACCCAGTATCGCCCCAACGGCGGAAGCTGTGACGCGTCCCTTCCGGGCACTGAACCACTGTTCGCTGCGCTGTTCCATCAGAAGAACCCCGTGTTCTGTACGCAGCTGCTCATGAGCGCCACGCAGATCACCACCGTCAGGCAGATGATCGCTGTCATCTTCATTTTCTCGTTCATGGTAATCCCACAGATAATGTTGTGGGAGAGGGGCGTACCCCTCTCCGGTTTTCAACGGTTCCAGAGCCACATGGCCGCAGAGCCGCAGACCAGTCCGATGGTGAACGGCAGGACCGCCTTCGCCACCAGAAAGACCATCAGGATCAGAAGGATTGCGACCCCCGACCAGATAGCGATCTTCTGAAGCTCAGGCATCAAGGAAGGCCCGCAGGTTCAGGCCAAGTGTGTTGGCGACCTTCTGCAGGACTGCCAGTTCTTGGGGTTCCATCTCGCCATCAGCGCGGGAGATGTCGACGGCAACGGCGAGGATCAGTTCAAGGTCGTCGGACGTCGACTTGGCCTTAGCCTGCTCGATCTCCTTCATCAGGCCGATCCGCCCCATGGTGCCCTTGGCGCGCGAGAAAATCTTGCTGGCCGTGGCTTCGATCTCGGACTGCTTGAACGCGGTCGAGAGGGTGGGGTGGTTCACCAGCGCTTCTTGCGTTGCCACCAGTTCGCTGTCTTCGATCTCACCATCGGCAGCCGCGACAAGGGCGCATGCGGCACAGGTGGCTTCCAGCAGATCGGTCCGACCGGAAAGGCGCTTCGCCCCGCCGCCAAGCTTTTCCTTCAGCATACCAAACATAATCTTCTCCATTGTTCGGGTTCATGTTTCAGTTGGCAGTGGCGCGTACGCCACCGCCGTTATCTATCCCATTGACTTAAAAGGGAATTTCGTCGTCCAGAGCACCGGCGGCTGCGCGGGAGCTTCCCGACACGCGACGCTCAAGCTCAGCCTGACCCTTCGCGATCTCCTCAGCCGAAGACTGGGGTGCGCTCTTGGGGGCCACAGCGCCGATCCAGTTGCCGCGCGCCATGTCGCCGGTCATGCGGTCCCGCATCTCCCAGACCATGACCTTCGTCACCATCGGCTTTTGGGTCAGGCAGGCGGTCAGGCTTTCGTCGGTCGGCATCACGCCCTTGGCGAGAAGTTTCCCGCCGCAGTTGGTGTCGATGGCACCGAGCATCTTCTTGGCCTTGTCGCGCTTGGCTGCAACCTTGTCAGCCTTGGCACGGGGATCGGCGTCGAGCACCCAGAGCTTCTGGAACACCTTGCGGCCCTTGTAGTCGTCCGGGGCCAGAACGTTCCAGCGCAGCGAGATGAAACGGTCGCCGTCTTGGGTCTTGTCCCACTTGGCTTCGTCGATGGCGGCCAGAACAGACGTCTCGCCGGGGATTGGCAGGAGGTTTCCGCCACCCGCATCGAACTCGCCAGTGCCTGCGGTTTCCTTGACGTCTTCACCGTCGGACAGGTTCCAAAAATCGCTCATTTCGCAGCTTCCTTCTTCGCAGGCTTGTTGATGTAGGGGCCGAAGGGGTTCACACCCATCTTGACCTCAAGTGGCTCATTGATGCCGAAACGGTTCTTCGAAACGTTTGCGGCCATGGCGTGGACAACAAGCTGACGCGTGCCGTCCGAGATCGCCTTTTTCAGATCGCCGTCGCCAGTGACGAAGGTCTCCAGACGAAGGAAGCCGACAGCGTCGACGTTGTCGATATAGGGCTGGGTCGACTTGTCCCCCATCCGCATTGCGTACTTGGTGTACGGGTTTGCATCCGGCGGCTCGATCCGCACTGTCTCGGCATGGGCAACGAACACGACGTTCATGCCCTTTTCCATCATCATGCCGCAGGCTTTGCGCACGCGGCGGTGTTGACTGGCAACCATGTCACGTCCTGCGCCAAACCCGCCATGGGCTTGGTTGAGGCTCTTTGCCCCCTTCGGATCGGTGTCCATGACCCAGTCCGTGAACAGCGCGTCCAGTGTCGTCACCGTATCGATGACGCAGGTCTGGTACGCATGGTCTTCTTTGACCAAAGCAGCCAGCTGGGGCCACAAATCTTCCGCGCTTCTCAGCACCGGGAAAGCATCCGGGCGTGACGCCGCAGGAACAGCCTGAAGGCCATCCTCCGAGCGAATGAAAATCGGTTTGGGGAAGGTTGCGGCAAGGCTAGTCTTGCCAAGGCCCGCGTCGCCAATGATCGTGATGGCGATGGGCCGGTCTTCGGGTTTGGTAATGGTATCGAGGATACTCATCTTCGCTCCTTTGCTTCTTCTCAACACCATTGACGTTACTCAGCCAATGTGTGATTGTCAACACAGGAAACGTCATCAAGGGTACAATACAAATGTCGCATCAAACATCAGGTCCGGTTCATGAGGCTATCGAGGCCAGACTTGTGCTGATCCGGAAGGCCTTGGAAGACCGCAATCTGACCAAGGTCGCACAGTCTACGGGCCTCCATGAGAATACAGTGAGGAACATTGCGAGGGGTCGCGGGGGCATCCCCCTGCTGGCGACAATCGACAAGCTGTCCCAGTATTTGTTCGCTCAGAACGCCTGAAAAAAATGCATTACAGGGAGTTTTGGGAGGCCGGATTTCAAGTTTTCGGCCTGTACGGTCGTGGCCGTGACGGAAAATGTCAGTGCGGGAACCCGCATTGCCCAGAGAAATCGCTGTTCAAGCACCCCCGTGTTTCGAACTGGCAGCACACGCCGCACTGGTCCGACGAGCAGATGGAAACCATGGAGGCCATGGATCAGTTCGCCACCGGCTACGGGTGCGTGCTTCGGGAGAAGCTGGTGGTCGACGTCGACGCCCGGAACGGCGGCATCGAGGGCCTGAGGCTTCTGCTGGAGGATTACCCGGAGATCGCTGGCTCCGGCCTGATCGTGAACACCGGCTCCGGTGGTGGGTCGCGGCACTATTTCTTCCTGATCCCAGCGGGCATCTCTTTGGTCACGCGGCTGGAGAAGTACCCCGGCATCGACTTCAAAAGCGGCGCGTCCTTCGTGGTCGGCCCCGGATCGATGCATGCCTCTGGCAACCGCTACGAGATCGCCCACGGGTCACCCTACGACATCGACATGGCACCGGAAGCCCTGATCGCGGCGCTGACCGTTCCGGAAAAGCACCGGGCGGACATCGGCGGCCAGACTGTCGATGTGTCCCACCGCGATCTGGCGGATATGCTGGCGTTCATCCCGAACGACGACGTGGACTATGACCAGTGGATCAAGATCGGCATGGCGCTGCACCATGCGTCTGGTGGGTCCGCGTTCGACGTTTGGGACAAATGGTCCCAGACATCGAAGAAGTACGACGACGCCTCGATGCCGTACAAATGGCACAGCTTCGGTCGGTCGGCCAACCCGGTGACGCTTGGAACGCTGGCCCACTATGCGGAGCAGGGTGGCTGGACCCAGCCGGTGACGTTCACCCCGAACATCGAATTCGACTTTGCTCCGTACGAAGAAAAAGACACGCTGGACATCGACATCGGCGGCGTCGATCTGCTGCGCCCGCCGGGTCTGGCTGGTCAGCTTGCCGCTTGGATCGAGACGCGCGCCCGGCGGAAGCGGGAGCAGCTGGCGGCCATGGCGGCCATCACTGCGATGGGGAACATCTTTGGCCTGCGCTACATCGACGATCTGGACCGGGCGACCACCAACCTGTTCGTGTTCAACGTCGCCGGATCGGGGACTGGCAAGGAAGCTGTGCAGGACGCCATCAGGGAGATCATGGTGATCTGCGGCATGGCTGAGGCTGTCCACGGCACCATCAAGTCCGAGCAGGAGGTCATGCGGAACCTGCTGCGCCACCAAGCTGCGTTCTTTCTGATCGACGAGGTCGGCTTCCTGCTCCAGAAGATCAAGTCTGCCCAGAAGCGCGGCGGGGCAACCTACCTTGAAGGCATCATCGGCATCCTGATGTCGGCCTACTCCAAGGCTGACGGCTCGATGATCCTGAGCGGCGACGCCAAGGACGAGGTCAAGGCAGAGCTTCGCAAGGAACTGATCAAGATCGAGAAGCAGGTCGAGGAACTGGGCGAGAAGTCCTACCTGATCAACCGCAAGGCCAGCATCGAGTACCAGCTGTCGACCATCGGCAAGGGCCTTTCCCGCCCGTTCCTGACCCTGTCAGGCTACACCACCCCCGAGAACTTCGAAGAGTTGGTGGACTATCAAGCGGCGGCCAACGGCTTCATCGGGCGCTCGATCCTCTGCATCGAGACGGACACCGCGCCAGAGAGCAAAGACGACTGGGTCAAGCAGCCCCTGTCCGAAGCCCTGCAGATGACGCTCCAGCAGCTGGCCATTGGCGGGTCGTTCGACATCACGCAGAACTATGATGCGCGGGTCGAGTTCTACGGCGAACGCATCGTGATCCCGACGGCACCGAAGGCCAAGGAGATGCTGCGGAAGGCGCGCAAGCTTTTCGACAAGATGGCCTACGAACACAAGACCCTGTCCGGTCTGGAAGCCCTGCCGAACCGTGGGTACGAGCAGGTCAGCAAGGTCAGCCTGATCCTCGCCATCCCTGAGGGCGTCCGCACCGAAGAACACGTCCGGTGGGCTTATGCCCTGATCAAGCGCGACATCGAGAGCAAGATGCGCCTTGTGACCGGCAACGACCGGGCCATCGACAACCCGGCACTGGCCCTGCGCGCCAAGGTTACGCAGTTGCTGATCGGCCCGGACGGAGAGACGCTGGGGGTGATCGTGAACCGCCTGCGGAAGTACAAGCGGGAAGACATCGAAAAGTGCCTGTCCAAGATGGCAGACGCCAATATGATCACGGTCGAGGAGGAGGAACACAAGTTCAACAAAAAACAGATCAAGCGGTACAAACTCAACAGTTGATTGTTGACCGACCACCACATCGCTGATATTGGTTTTTACACAGTGGCACAGCGCCACGCTTGGAGATCAAGATGAACAGCTTCGACGACTTCGTAAACAGCCTCGCAAACGACAAGATAGAGACGCGCACCAACGCCGCCCCGAAGCCCACCTATCCCTGCGGCCAGTGCGGTGGGACCGGTCTCTGGAGCGGCGGCACGAACCGCCACGGCAACGACAAGTGCCTCGCATGCAAGGGCGTCGGCCACTTCGTCAAATCCCCCGCCGACCGCCAGAAGGCCCGCGAAGGTGTCGCCAACCGTAAGGCAGCTGCGATCCAGTCCACCATCGACGGCATTGAAGCCAAGTACCCCGGCATGATCGCCTACATGCGCGACATCGCAGGCTGGAACGATTTTGCCCGTGACATCCTTGGCAACATCCACCGTGGCTTATACGTCAGCGACAAGGCTCTGACAGCCGTCGCCAGCATGATCGTCAAGATCGAGGCCACACGCGCCGCCAAGGCTGCTGCAGCTGCCGCCAACACCAAGACCGTCGACCTGAGCCGCATCCGCGAGATGTTTGACGTCGCCGTGTCCAACGGTGCCAAGAAACCGGTCTACCGCGCCGAAGGCCTGAAGATCAGCCTTGCACCGGCCAACGGTCGCAACGCTGGTGCCCTGTACGTCGTCGAGATCGAGCATGATGCATATCAGGGCAAGATCGAGGGCACGTCCTACAAGGCAGTGCGCGAGGCCGCAGCTGGCACCTACGACGCGCTCCTGCGCATCGCCGCAGACCCGATGAAGGCAGCCGTGGACTTTGGCCGCGCCACCGGCATCTGCGCCTGCTGTGGCAAGGAACTGACCAACGGCGTCTCGATTGAACTGGGCATCGGCCCGATCTGCCGCACCAAGTGGGGGTTTTGAGAGATGACGAAAAATGTACTGAGCATGTCGCAGAAGCACATCGGGTTCGCCACGGCGCGGGAGGTCCTGCGCAACCCGGACGACTATGATCTGGACGCCATCGACGCAGCGTTCGAAGTCCTGATTTACAGCAGCCACCCGGAAGACCGGCTGCTGTGCGAGGCTGCAGTGGATTACATGTGGGAGGTTCCCAAGCCCAGCGTTTCTGTATTTTTGGTGGTTTTTTCTTTCATGACCGTAACGGTGGTCTCTTTGGCCGCAATTCTCTCGGAGTTGATCAAATGAAATACTTTCTCCTTCTTCTGCCTTTGGCAGCCTGTGGCCCGCACGTCGAGCGGTGCATCACCGTTCCCCTGCCGTATGGCTGCGAGAGCAGCGGCGGTGGGGGCCTTCTTGATCTGGCCGGGGGAATTACGCCACCGCAGCCAGACCCCGGCCCAGCGCCCGCTCCTGAGCCGCCTGCGCCTGACCCGCAGCCAGAGCCGCCGAAGCCCGATCCGAAGCCAGACCACCACGAGGACGAGGATCACGACGACCATTACACCGGCCCAGACCTTGACGAGGACTATGACGATGACAGGGACCATGACGACGATGGACGAGACCATGAAGAAGACCGAGACGATGACAAGGGCAATCACGGCAAACATGGCAGGCACGACGATGACTGAGGCCGAATTTAGGAGCGTTATGAAAATCCGGTGGCAACTGTCGACCGTAACGCGGATCACAACACCGGAAGGGCTGACACATGAGTGATGATCTAGTGAAGCGGCTGTTGGATATTGCAAGCCCTTTGGCCGACGAAGCTGCTGGGACCATTCACCGGCTGACGGCAGACAACGCGCGGCTGCGGCAGGCGCTGACAGGCATCAAGCGGGCAGCGGCGCACAGGATGCAAGACGACAAAAAAGACTTGCACAGCTACTACTTCCACACCGCCGACGCCGCCCTCAACACCGGAAAGTAGGTGATCCATGAGTGACCGCAAATGGTATCGCTGGCCGCAGGGTTATAAGTCCGGGTTTGTCCCTTGGTATGTGGCCCTTCGTCGTCTGGTGTTCTGGCCCTTGCTGTTCACGGGACGCTGTATTTGTTTCGCTGCGGCTTTGGGTGGTCATGGGTTGGCAGAAGCTAAAGAGGAATGGTGGAAATGAATAAAGCCCCAGAACGCATTTGGATTGAAGACGAGTTCGGTGAGGGTGATGAGGACCAGTGGACATATGGCACATGGGATGCGCAAAACTACCCCGGATATGATGTCGAATACGTCCGAGCAGACACAGTGCAAGCGCAGATCGACGCGGCTGTGACTGCGGAACGGGAGCGGTGGGAAGCAATGTCCCAGATCAACTTTGCCAATCAATCAACCGCCCGGTCTATTCGCAGCATTGACGCCCTGATCCGCAAGGGGGACCAGCCATGAGTGACGATCTGCTGGAGCGGCTGGACAACGCACGCACAGTTACTGGAGACACGCCTCTGGACGCCCTGTGGGCCGATGCCGCCCAACGGATCAGGTCTCTGGAAGCAAAAATCAGGTACTACGAGAGGAGGGAAAATTGGCGCGCAAGAGAGACGAACTGACGGTAATCGGTCGGGCCGCGAAGTATCACAGGGATGGCTTGGACCGCCATATGATAGCTGAGCGCATGAACGTGACGGTCGGTACAGTCAATGGATATCTTTCCAGAGCGCGCTATCGTAGCCTAGTAAATACAACCAAGAGGGAGGAGGAGACAATGCAGAAAGCTATCTACGCATATGAGGATAAGCCTTTGAAAGATAAGGAACTTCGCGAGATACAGGAACGTATACTGTCGGCAGCGCCGGGCACAAACGTGGTATATTACGAGCATCCCGTTGGGTGGTCGAAGGTGCCGCAAAACCTGCGGGAGATGATCACGTCCATGGCAAACAGCGGACTGATCGTGCAACTGCTGAAACGAAATGATCAGGGAACTTTCTCCATGATCGCACAGAGGACGAAGAGAAAATGAAACTTGAAGCAGCGCTGGCGCTGAGCCTGATCGAAGAGATGTCCAAGCTGAAGATGTCCCCCGCAGAGATCGTGGGACGGGCCATGGAGATCGCTGAGCGGGCCGTCGAAGAGATGACCGCCCTTGGCTGGATGGACGACGAGGAATGAAGCTCCGTGTCATCCAGTACTACGGGGTGCACCCCAAGACCGGTGAGACGGTTGACGTGAGGTATAACCTGCAGCAGTTCGATGGGGAGCGGTGGGTGGACATTCCCGTGGTCTACGAGGAGGTCAAGATCGAAAGCGATGACGCATGAGGACGTGAGGCGGGCGCGGGCGTATCTGGGGCTGTCTGTGCGGCAGATGGCGGTGTTCCTGAAGACGGACCCGCAGAGCGTCAGGCGGCTGGAACTGAACCCGCAGTACTCGACGTCGCGAAGGCCAAGCCCAAGGCTGCAGCTGGAGCTTCAGGAAGTGCTGGACCGGTATGAGTGATCAGGGGGGCTTCGGCCCCTTTCTTCATTTTGGGGTGCTTAGCACGGGTCGATAGTTAGTGGATATTCACCTAAGTCATTGAAGCGGAACGATAATTTCGAGTAGAAAAGTAGATAGGTAGATAGTCGAATAGAGACAGAAATAGATAGACAGAATAGTTCAAAATAGGGAGAGACATCTGGACACAAACATCAATGAAATAAGGGATATATATATGTATATATATATATATTTATATATATATATATTGTTTTTTCCCTTTGTCTGTCCCTCTCTGGGTCTCTATCTGTGTCTATCTGTCGAATATCTACCTAAGTACACTAACAACTCGGATTTCTGTTAGATTTCAAATGTTTAGTAGATTACAAACGTATATCGACAAAAAATAAGCACCCCAACCGGGGTGCTTTGCTCGTTCTGGGGTCAGGATGGATCAGGAAGCGATGCCCTTGGCCTTGACGCGGATGGTCTCCATCAGGACGGGAGCCTTGCAGGCTTCGATCTGCTCTTCGGTCAGGAACTGGGCTGCCAGCTTCTGGCTGAAGCGCATCTGTTCGCAGATCGACAGGGTGACGTCGCAGGTCACACCGATGTGGCGCTCCTGACCCAGTTCCTTGATCTCTTTCTTCAGAGCCTCAAGGGCCTCGTTGGCTGCGTCGGCAGCGGTCTTGGCGGCGGCGTAACGGTCGGCGAGGGTGATGGTGAAGTTCATCGACATGGCAGTCTCCTTGGTTGGCGGGGTCCAGCGCCCCTGTTCGATCTGTCTAAACGATGTCGCGTACGACGTCAACAATGAAAATGTGCTTGAACCCACATTTTAGATGTGCTAGGTTTCGAGCAGGGGCATGGTGCCCCGTGGGAGACTGACATGAACAATCTGATCAAGGCCATCCAAGCTGCTGAGGCTTTCGCTCTGCGGGAAGAGACTGGCGTCATCCTGACCGGTGCGCGCTCGATGGAGATCACCGGCCAGTGGATCAAGGTGGAAGGTGTGCGCCGGGCCTACCACCGGACCTACGTCGTGAACTGCGCCAGCAATCAGGTCTTCGAAGTGCTGGGTGGCTCCCAGATGGACGACAACGCTTTGATCCGCAGCGCGCTGGAGGCTTACTGAATGTACGTTTGGCAGATGAACAACGGGCGCTGGCAGCTGGACCTGCTGACAAGCCGTCGGGGTGACAAGCGGCTTGCTGCGGCCATGGCTGCGGTGAAGGGCAGCTACGCCACGCAGGCTGAGGCTGAGGCCGTCAAGCGGGAGATCATGGCACATGTTTGAGAAGCTCAGCGACCGGCACCTCAGGGCCGTGTACCGGGTGGCGAAGACACGGCTCCGGGCCTTCTTCGCCGACCCCCGGATGATGATCCAGCTGCGCAGCGAGATGTACCGCCGGGGGATGCTCTGATGGTGGACTTGGATTGCATCGTGAAAGAGGCCAAGGCGTCTGGGCTGGAGTTCCAGATGATCAACGGCGGCAAGCACATCAAGTTGCTGGTTGCCGGGGAGTTCTGTGGCATCTGGCCGAAGAACGGGAGGGAGACGAACAGGCGTGGTGCCCTGAACATTCTGTGTCAGGTCCGTCGCTGCATAAAAAAGCACAAGGGTGCTTGACGGCAGTGTATCGTACGATGTAGTATTTTCGAGCAGGGGCATGGTGCCCCGCTCAACACCGGAGACGACCATGTACCTCGACGACATCATCGACCACGTCAAAGCTTACTTCGCCGGGAACGACAGCAAGACCGCTGCGTTGAAGATCAAGAACATCGAAGGGGTGTGCCTCCCCTTGAACCACGCCATTGCTGGCTTCTCGGCCTACAGCGTGTCGGCAGATGCAATCCACCGTGGCGGGTCGAGCTTCAAGCGGGGCTACATCGTCATGCAGTACCCGAACGGCGAGGCGGAGACGCTTGAGGTTGGCTGCCTCCTGACGCGGCAGGGCGTGCGCAAGGCCGTCGATGCCGTTTGCGACCAGTTCCTCACTGCAGCCTGATCAAACCAGCCCCGGCGCTGAGCCGGGGTTCCACCCATCGTGGGGCGCGATGCCCCGCTCAACAGGAGAGACGACCATGGCTAAGAAGACCAAGCTGACCGCCACGCTGCCGAATGGCGAAATGATCACCCGCACGACTGAGCGCACCTACACGCATGTCGTGGTGTACACGATCAACGAGGCCAAGATGATGGCAGCGTGCTGGGTTCCCGATCAGGAAAAGCAGGAGCGCAAGAACTTCAAGTACTACGTCGAGTGCGCAGCTGGTGAGCATGAGCATCGCTATGCGCCTGCGGGATCGGACCAGTGGAAGATCGACAACGCGGCCACATACCGCAAGCAGGCTCAGGACATCATCGCCGAGTTCCCGACCGTCGAAGCCTACTTGGCCGGTCGTAAGGCCAAAGCCGAATACTATGCCCGCAAGCAGATCGGCGCAGGCTGGCATGTGGCAGGCTGGTGCGGTCGTCCCGATCTGGCACAGAAACTGGCTGCCGGTGGTTGCCACCACGTTGCAGGCGAAATCAAAATCATCGAGGTGAACTGATCATGATGTTCTTCCATCACGCCAAGAAGGTCACCTACACGCCCAGCAGCCAGCTGTCGGAGCATTGCTGGTCGGCATCCATGGCAATCGAGAACGGGGTGGAGACCGTCATCCACCTGTTCTTCGAAACCCCTGAGGATGGCCGGAAGTGCGACGCGGCGATGCGTGAAGCTGTCGTGGATCACGGCACCCATAGCGTCGGGGCGATCAGCATTAGCCTTCACTTCATCAAGAAGAGCAGAGCAACCCGTGAGGAGAACGGGTTCACGTTCGACTTCGGGACCGAAGCGATACGTGTATTTTCCTGATTGACAGCTGTGCCCCGTACGATGTAGTATTTTCGTACAGGGGCACGGTGCCCCGCCCAGCAGGAGAGCCGCCATGTATCAGATCGTTGAAATCCGCCCGACCCACTGCCAGATCACCGACGGCATCATCGGATCGAGCGCCCACCCTCTGCCGATGACCTATCGCAGCGAGGCTCTGGCCCACAAGCTGGCCGGTCGCATCGCGCAGGCCCACTACGAGAACTGCGGCGACAACAGTTACGTCGTGGTCGAGGCGGGCAAGTCGCCCTACCAGCCGCGCGTTGACTTCTCGCAGTGGCGCTCTTGGCCCATCGACGCTGACACCGACTTCCCGTTCTAAGCAAATCAACTGGGGCAAGACGCCCCGCCAACCTTTGGGAGAAGACCATGACCAAGTACGCAAACCTGATCGGCTACAGCGACATCCGCCCCTACGAGATCATCTCGCGGACGAAGACCACGATCACCGTGCGGGCGATGAAGGCCGTGGGAGACCCGGACTGGAAGCCGGTGTTCCATGAGGGTGGGTTCCTCGCTCACTGCTCCAACCAGAGCGACCAGAAGTGGATCATCACCAGCGATCCGGATGCCCACGTCATGAAGGCCCACCTCCGGAAGGATGGGCATTACCACAGCGCCTACGGCAGGCATGTGGTGGAGGACGCACCCCGCAGCTTCTACGATTACAACTTCTGAACCCACATTCCTATTGTAGGTTTGCATCGTACGATGTATACGTGATCGGGCAGGCAGCAGGGAGACACGCCATGGCATACGCGCTCGACTATCAGAACCTCGCAGGTTCCTTCGTGGAGGCCGAGTTCGGCCACACGTTTGAGTATCGCGTCCGTCAGGACAAGACCAACTACCGGCCCGACCTGCCGCACCTGATCTACGTCGGCGACAACCAGACGCGCTTCGCCAACGTCCTCAAGACCGTCGCCTATGTCCTGTGCGACGAGGATGATGTCCAGAAATGGGCCATCCGCCGCCACCGTGAATTCACCAAGGGAGCATGATCATTATGACCAACTGGCAGACACCGACCGCCGAGACCTACGATGCGCTGGACCGCGCGTTCAATCACTTCAACAAGGCCCTGTTCGAAGATCGCCTTCCGCCGGTGCTGTTCACCCTGCGGGCGTCGCGCAAGGCCTACGGTTACTTCTGGGCCGAACAGTTTGCGCACCGCGAGGATGGCGACGTGACGCATGAAATTGCCCTGAACCCCGCGACCATGGATCGCACGCTGGAAGCCGTGCTGTCGACGCTGGTGCATGAGATGACCCATCTGGAGCAGCAAGAGTTCGGCAAGCCCGGCAAGAAAGGCCACCACAACCGCGCGTGGGTCCAGCTGATGCTGGCCGTCGGCCTGATCCCGTCCAACACGGGCGAACCGGGTGGCAAGCAGACCGGTCGCCAGATGACCCATTACGTCGAGCCTGACGGTTCCTTTGAGATCGCCTGCGCTGATCTGAAGGCGACCGGGTTTGACCTTCCGTACTTCACCAAGGCACGCGAGACCGTGGCGAAGAAGAAAGACCCGTCGAAGGTGAAGCACACCTGTCCCGCATGCGACTTCAAGGCATGGGCCAAGCAGGGTGCGAACATCATCTGCGGTGACTGCAACGAGCAGCTGATCGGGGAGGAGGTGTGATGCGGGACGATTACAACGGGAGCGACAAGCTGTTCAGTTGGGGTGGCTACGCTGGGCAGAGGGACATCCATATGATTGCCACGCGGTTTGGGAAGACCAGAGATGTCAAGACAGGCTCCCCACCGAAAATGAAGGGAGATGCTGTGGACCGGTGGAAGCTGGCGCGCGAAGACGCTGAGATCGAAAGGATGATGCGATGACCGATCTGGAAAAGTTCCTGCGGGAAATGGGGATGTCAAAGCCACCACCGCCACCGCCTGCCCCGCTGGTTTGGGGTGTCTGGCATCGCGATGGTGACATTCCGCACTGATGGCGCTATGTTGCGGGCATGAACTTTATTTGAGGATTAGACATGCCCGCAGGACGTCCATCGAGCTACACAGAAGAGATAGCGGATACGATCTGCGAACGCCTGTGCATGGGAGAGAGCCTGCGCACGATCCTGAAGACCGAAGGCATGCCGTCGATGTCGTCAGTGATGCGGTGGTTGATGAACATGCCAGAATTCGACAGCAAGTATGCACGCGCGCGGCAGCTGCAGGCTGAGGTTTGGGCAGACGAACTGATCGACATCGCCGACGATAGTACCAACGATTACATGACCAAGAAGAACGAGGATGGCGAGGTCATCGGCTTTGATCTGAAGCCCGAGAACTTCCAGCGGACCAAGATGCGGCTGGAGCAGCGCCGGTGGTATGCTGAGAAGCTGCGGCCTAAAGTGTACGGCCCCAAGCTGGCTATTGGTGGTGCAGTTGACCTGCCGCCGATCCAGATGACGAAACAGCTGGACGTGTCCAGCCTGAGCCTTGAAGAACTGGACGTTCTGGCGTCTGCGCTGGAGAAGAGCATGAAGGCAGATGGGGAAGATTGATCTTCCGGTCTCGATAGACCCGTCTTCCCTACTGTCGGTGATCAACAAGAAGCGCTGCGAGATGTCTCTGGCGTCGTTCGTCCAGCAGGCGTGGCACATCATCGAGCCGGGCCAGCCGTACATCCATGGCTGGCACATCGACTTCATTTGCGCGCATCTGGAGGCGATCACCGACGGCGTGACGTTCGACGAGGACGGCACGTTCTACAACCGCCTTCTGGTCAACGTGCCGCCGGGGACCATGAAGTCGCTGCTGATCGGGGTGTTCTGGCCTGCATGGGAGTGGGGGCCGCGCAACATGCCTCACATGCGCTACGTGTGCGCCAGCCACAGCCAAGACCTCGCCATCCGCGACAGCCTGCGCATGCGCCGTCTGGTCAAGTCCGAGTGGTATCAGGGCCTCTGGGGTGACCGGGTGGTGCTGACCAGCGATCAGGACGCCAAGGCCAAGTTTGAGACCACCGCCACGGGCTTCAGGCAGGCCTGCGCGTTCGAAGGCATCACCGGCTACCGGGGCGACCGGGTGATCATCGATGACCCCCACAGCGTGGATGACGCGAACTCTGACGCCAAGCGGGAGACCGCCACGAACCTGTTCAAGGAGGCCGTGACCAGCCGCCTGAACAACCCAGACCGGTCGGCCATCGTGGTGGTGATGCAGCGCCTGCATGAGCGGGACGTGTCCGGCGTGATCCTCGAGAGCGACATGGGGTATGATCACATCATGCTGCCAATGCGGTACGATCCGCTGCGGGCCTCTCCGACCCTGCTGGGCTATGAAGACCCTCGCACAGATCGGGACGAGCTTCTGTTCCCTGATCGCTTCCCGCAGCACGTGGTCGACCGGGACGAGGCCGCCATGGGGCCGTACGCGACTGCTGGGCAGTATGCGCAGTCCCCGGAGCCAAGGGGCGGCGGGATCATCAAGGACAGCTGGTGGCAGGTCTGGGACCGGTCAGAGTACCCGGACATCGAGTACGTGGTAGCATCGCTGGACACCGCCTACACCAAGAAGGCCGAGAACGACCCGAGCGCCATGACGGTCTGGGGCACGTTCAGCGGCGACGGCGAGGCCCAGACCACCCGGTCGGTGGACAGGTACGGGCGTCAGATCGACATCACCCGGAGCTATAGCTCAGAGGCCGTAGGCCCGGTGCCCAAGGCCATGATGATGTACGCGTGGCAGGAGCGGCTGGAGTTCGCTGAGCTTGTGGAGAAGACCGCCAGCACGTGCCGCCGAATGAAGGTGGATGTCCTGCTGATCGAGAACAAGGCCGCCGGTCACAGCGTGGCGCAGGAGCTTCGCAAGGTGTTCGCCAACGATGGGATCGTGGTGATCCTGTACGACCCCAAGACGCTGGACAAGACAGCCCGCCTGTACGCCGTGCAGCACATCTTCAGCGAAGGCATGGTGTACGCCCCAACCAAGGACTGGGCCGAGATGGTGATCCGGCAGACGGCAAGCTTCCCGCGTGGGGCGCACGACGATCTGGTCGACACCGTGAGCATGGCCCTGAGCCATCTGCGGGTCACCGGTCATCTGGTGCGGGCAGCTGAGCGCATGCGGGAGATCGAGGACGGTCAGGTGTTCCACGGCAACAACAACGAGACCCCGCTGTACAACACTTGAAACCTTGTCAGTTTTCCAATACCCTGCTTGTAGGTACAAAAGGGAGAACCAGATGAAGCGCGTGCTTTGCAATGCCTACGTTTCGCCAGATACGGACAGCGACACGGAGATCGAGTACATTGTGACGGTCCACGGAGAGTGGGACCACAGCGGCATCACCGATACGTACACGGTCACGGCCAAGACCGAGCGGGAGGCCGCAATGGAGGGCATGCGCCGGTTCTCGGAGGCCAACCAGTGAGCTATTACACCTATGGGGGCGACGACGCCCTGATTGCTGTTGGGATCGGCAAGCCTCCGGGGACGCATCAGCTGATGCCGTTCGTCGCGATCATCAACTCCTCCGCGATCTCGACGGAGGCTGGCGTGAACCTCAAGAGCGCCCTCGACGACGAGACGGCTGATGTCGTCAAGATGATCACCGACAACAAGGGCACCGTGATCTACTTTGACAACCCGGAGGGCGCGCAGCGGTTCCTGAGCATGCTCACCATGGCCCTCATGTCCGCCGCAGATGGTGACTGGGTACACCGCCGGGAAACCAACAGGAGTTTGAACTGATGCTGTTTCTAAACCCATGGAGAGAGGTCAGGCGTCTCAACGCCCACCTCGCAGTGTCCCGGCAGCTGCTTGCGTCGGAGCGCCTGTCCAATCAGGGCTTGGCCTTGGCGCTGTACGACATCTCGATCTGCGACACGCCTCGATCCAACGCGACGGTAAAGCGCTGCGTCCGGATCGCCAAGGCTGCACTGGAGAAATGGAAATGATCATCAACCGTCGATCCCTGCTTGAGGCTGCCCCGATCATCGGCATGGTGCCCGACAAACGACGTGAGCATGGCGTCAGCTGGGGCATGTCCGAGGCGGGCTATGACATCCGCATCAAGCAGGAGATCATTTTCCGGCCTGAGAACGCTGTCCAGAAGGCTGGCCTCTGGGTGGATGGTTCCTTCGCGCTGGGCCGTTTTGCTCTTGCTTCGTCCATCGAGGAGTTCCAGATGCCGGTCGACATGGTGGGCGTCGTCCACGACAAGTCCACGTGGGCACGGCGCGGCCTGTCCGTGTTCAACACCGTGATCGAAAGCGGGTGGAGCGGGTTCCTGACGCTGGAACTGGTCTACCATGGGCGGCATGAACTCACAATTCCGGCGGGCGCTGGCATCGCTCAGGTCGTCTTCCACAAGACGTCAGATCATGCATCGTACGATGGCAAGTATCAGGGCCAGCCTGACAGACCGGTGGAGGCGATAGATGGCTAAGTGGATGATCTCGGCGGCATGCCCGGTGTGCAGTGCCAAGATGGGCGACGAACACTCGGACAAATGCCTTGGCTTCCGGTGCTTCACGCCTGTGGCCGACAACCAGCAACTCACCCTGCAAGGCGTCCTCGATCTGGCATTGGATCAGGCGCTGCAGGGCAAGGGCGCTGAGCGGCACGGCAATGGTAAACCGTTCGATCAACAGCCCATGCTGGAGATCGGGCGCATGGTGGGTCCGGGTTTCTGCCTTGGACAGGCCATGAAGAAGGCGCAGGAGGCGTCGCGGATGGAGCCTGAGGCCGCCAAGCGGGAAATCCTTGGCGCTATCAATTATCTCGCCGGTGCATACCTTCTTCTGGAAAAATAGGTTGCATGGAAAAGTGGTATATGTAATAAAGGACCGACACGGCGAAGCGGGTAGGACCGCCCGCCGTGTCTGAACCAAAACCGGGCTAGCGGCATATGGTCTTGCGCTGTGTTTATCACAGCAGCGCCAGTTTGCCAGCCTCACATGACATGGAGACTGGAACTATGGTTACCAAGAAAGCAGAAGCGGGAACGCTGCACATCGACGCCCTCAAGCAGGGGCGCGTCACCCTCACCCTGATCGGCACGACGGGGTTTTACTTCAACGCCATGAGCGCCAAAGCCAAGCGGTCCCTGCTGGTTGGTGGTGGCAAGAAGACCGCTGCCGAACGGAAAGAACTCAAGCACGACCCCGAAGAAGAATACCGCGACAGCGTGTACCGCATGGCGACCGGCGAGACGGCTCTGGCATTCCCGGCACCCGGCGTGAAGGGCGCGATGGCTACTGCTGCGCTTGAGACCGCAGGCGTCACCAAAAGCAGCGTTCAGCGCCTGATCTTCCTGCCTGAGCAGCGCATCCGCATGTGGGGCAAGCCGTACCTGAAGATGGACGTTGTCCGCAGCGCCGACATGAACAAGACGCCCGACATCCGGACCCGTGCATTCCTGCCCCGTTGGGTGGCCGAAGTCGATATCGCTTTCGTCACGCCCACGCTGTCGACGCACTCCATCGTGTCGCTCCTGTCCAACGCTGGAGTGATCGTCGGCATCGGCGACTTCCGCCAAGAGAAGGGCCGTGGCAGCTATGGATGCTTCGCCGTGGCTGGTCCTGATGGCGGCGAGTGGGCGGACTATATCGCGGAGGTCAAGCAGGAGGGTCGCGCCGTTCAGGAGGCTGCCCTGTCCCATCCAGAGTACGCGGATGATGAAACCTTCGAACTGATGGACATGCTGATGGACGAGCGTCAGCGTCGCGCAGCTTAAAGCAACCGGGCAGTGGGGAAACCTGCTGCCCACGGTCAAGGCGGTCGAGGCGGGGCGCGGACGGCGTGGTATGTCGGGGTCTGGCGTGGTGAGGCAGGGATAGGCGGTCAAGGTGTGGAACGGCTTGGCGGGGCTAGTTCAGGTCCGGAAAGGTCCGGCATGGCGGTCAAGGTAAGGTACGGACGGGTGAGGCGGGGCGCGGCTGGGCGGTCAAGGCGGGGCGCGGCATGGCATGGCTTGTTGGGACGGTCAAGGCGAGGCATGGCTTGTTGGGGCTAGGTCGGGTCCGGCAAGGCGGTCATGGCAGGTTGGTCAAGGCAGGGTAGGGCGCGGCGGGGCGGTCAAAATTAGGGAGAATGAGAATGGCTTTTACAAAACGGGACCGTCAGAAGATCATCGACGGCTACCTGCAAGACAGCGGCGAGAACATGTTCAGCGCCTCTGGGTTCGTTGACTGGCTGTCAGAGAGGCCTGACCATCAGGCATATTCGTGGTTCTTCGCCAAGGACGACGAGGCTGCGGCGCGGGAGTACCGGATTGGTCTTGCGCGTCAGATGGCCAGCGGGCTGCGGATTGTTTCCAATGTCAGCACAGTCACCGAAGCCAACGTGGTGCAGATCATCACGCATGAGTACCCGGCCTACGTCTCGCCAATGGCGGGTCGCCGCGCCGGTGGCGGCTACGAGAGGTTCGATCCGGAGGACGCGGAACACGTCGCGGAGCTTCAGCGGCAGGGCGCACGTTCGCAGCGCAGCTGGCTGGATCGCTACGCCAGCGTCTTTTCGGATTACGACCTGCAGGTCATCGAGGCCATCGCAGCGCACGCTGAAAAAGCCAAGTCCGCTTAGGGCTGGCACGGTCAAGGTACGGCGGTCAGGGTCGGGTTGTGTATGGTCTGGTTCGGTATGGCATGGTTCGGCAAGGCAAGGCGGTCTGGGTGCGGTACGGCTAGGTCTGGTATGGCGGGGCGCGGCGCGGCAAGGCGGTCAAGGTCGGTTGAGGTACGGCGGGGACTGGTATGCCGTGGTACGGCGGTTTAGGTCGGTTTCGGTTAGGTAAGGCATGGTCTGGCCCGGTACGGCTAGGCGGTCCAGTAATAGACCTACATGACAAGGGTGGCTGCCTCTGATATGGTCGGGGGCAGCCATTACCTTGAGGGATCAGCATGTCCGGCCTGTCACCAAACATCCGACTGCAAGAGGAGCCGGAAGAGGCTGCCATCGCCCCCATGGACGTCACCATCGAGAACGCCGACGAAGACATCGACGTACCTGAGTTCGATACCGATGGTGCCGTCCTGCGGATCGACCATGGCGATGGGTCCATCACCGTGTCGCTGGACGGCAAGCCCATCGAAGATGCCGAAGGCAAGAAGGGTCCGTCGGGCTGGTTCGACAACCTCGCCGACGACATCGATGACGACGAACTGAGCAGCATCACCGAAGACCTGCTGCGAGGCGTTCAGGACGATCTGGAGAGCCGCAACGAGTGGATCGACGACAGGGCGCAGGGCATCAAGCTGCTGGGCCTCAAGATCGAGCTTCCCGGCGTGCAGGGCGCGTCCGACGGCGCACCGGTCGAAGGCATGTCCAAGGTCCGGCACCCGCTGCTGCAGGAAGCCGTGCTGCGCTTCCAAGCCAACGCCCGGTCTGAGCTTCTGCCGACAGACGGTCCGGTCAAGATCAGGGACGACGCCAACGGCACGACGCTGGAGCGTGATCAGCTGGCGGATGCCCTTGAGAAGGACATGAACCACTACCTGACGTCGACGGCGCGCGAGTACTACCCGGACACAGACCGCATGCTTCTGCTGCTGGGCTTCGGCGGCACCGCGTTCAAGAAGATTTACTTCTGTCCGCTGCGCAACCGCCCCGCGTCCGACAGCGTGGATGCCGATGACCTGATCGTGAACAACAAGGCCACGGACCTGTCCAGCGCTCTGCGCGTCACGCACCGGGTTACCCTGAAGCCGTCGACCGTGAAGCGCCTGCAGATACTGGGCGTCTATCGCGACGTGGAGCTTTCCACGCCCAAGGAGGTCACGGTCGACGCCGCGCAGGAAGCCAAGGCTTCGCAGCAGGGCATCTCGGTCACCGTTTCGAACCCGGATGACCGTGACCGCGAAATCTATGAGGTCTACTGCGAACTGGACATCAAGGGCTACGAACACAAGCACAAGGGCAAGCCGTCCGGTCTGGAAATCCCGTACCGGGTGACCATCGACATCTCGTCGCGTGAAATCCTGAGCATCGTACGGAACTACGATGAGGACACCGAAGCCCTGCCGGAAGCGCGCACGACGTTCGTCAAGTACACGTTCGTTCCGGGTCTGGGGTTCTACGACATCGGACTTCTGCACATCCTTGGCAACACGACCAACGCCGTGACCGCTGCGTGGCGCGAACTGCTCGACGCTGGTATGTTCGCCAACTTCCCCGGCTTCCTGATGTCGGACAGCGGAGCGCGCCAGAACACAAACGTGTTCCGCGTCCCGCCGGGTGGCGCAGCGCTGGTGAAAACTGGTGGCCAGCGGATCGGCGACGCCATCATGCCGCTGCCGTACAAGGAACCGTCTGGCGCACTGATGGCGCTGTGCGAGAACATCGCCACGACCGGCATGCGTGTCGGCGGGACGTCTGAGCTTCAGGTGGGAGAGGGCCGGTCTGACGCCCCGGTCGGCACCACGCTGGCGATGATCGAGCA